TTTACTTAGCAAATATAGTGAATTTTTATGTTCGAAGTGCATTTTTAACGTGTTCTTTTCATTCTCGTATAGATCACGTGCGTTATAATACGTAAGTAACTTTCGTATGTTCTCGTGGTGTTCTGCTGCCGTAGCTGGTCTAGCGGTGTATTCTGCTACCGGCCATTCATAGATACCTTCATCGGTATGAAACGTTTTGTAGATAAAAGTAGAACCTAAAGAAGCAGAGTTTGCTGCCTGGTCTTGATCATATGGATCGGTACCAGCTATGTACATACCATAAGGTATTTGGCCGTTTGTTCTTTGTGGGTGTTCCCATATCTGTATACACCCAGTCTTATCATCTTTCTGTTTTACAGGAAAAGTACAAGGCTTAAGAACATTGTCCAAATCAGGCTTCCATGAGATTTCAGGCTTTTCGTCTTCACCCATTTCCCAAACAAGAGTTCCACAATCTCCTCTAACAAACCCATCTGTTTCCATTGCACTTCGTAACCATCCTTGTTGTTCACGTAATTCTCCGACTGGAAAGATGTTACCATCTGGGACAGAGAAAGCTTCTGCTGGTGTTTCTGGGTTGTTTTGTTCTTCATGATATAACGGTTGTTTATTCTTAGCTTTACGTAACTTATCTCTTTTTGCGTTTACAAACCTTTTAGAACGAGCTACATCAGTACGACCTTCGTCGTCTTTAAAGTCATTTATACCCATATGGTACGGTACAAAGAATCCTGTGTCTATACCGTTGTCCTCCCAGACGTTTTCAAAGCTTAGGCAGTCATATGTCTCCGGCTCGTAAAAGACGTCTCTAGCGGCTTCTGAAGACCCTCCTTCCATATCTCCTCCTGTACCAAACATATACAAGGAACCAAACTTACGAGAACCTTCATACATGGTATCTTTCATGTGCCCGTACGCCTCTTTCAAGTTGTACATAAAGCCCACTTCTTCTAGTACTCCTATCGAAATACGAATACCGTTACCCGCGTGCTCATCATCTTTAAAAGTACGGTGATAAATCTTAGAACCAGATCCTTTTGTAATCCAGTCGTTACCTTTCTTAACCTTGTATTTGTTTTGAATAAACTGCTTACCAGAATACCAAGAACCTTCGTGCTTCTTATTAAGCGGTGATGGAAACACTTTACCTTGTGTTTCATACATACCTGTTAACGTATCAATACCTAAAGTCACTTTTTCAAGTAAATCTTTAGTATACTTTCCGTCAATAGCACCTACTAAAACATCTACTGAATACGCTTCCCCCGTTCTTCTTTGAAGTAAGAAATCATCGTAATCATAGACTCCGTCCATTAAATAGGCATGTAGTATAATTCCGCATGCTCCCCAGTAAGATTTTCCCCCTCCTCTACATTCGATGTCGATGACGTTTGATGCGGCTGACTTGAAACATGGTTTTCCCATGTTTGTGAGGTGTTGTTTTCGCAAGTATTCTCTTGGTCTAACATACTGTTTAGGTTTGATATTTCCTTCTCTGTCGACCACAATAGCTGTTGTCGGAGCTGCTTTAAGGATGTCTTCTTGTTCCTCTGTGGTGAGTAAATCATAATCTTTAAATAAATCGTAACAAGTATATACAGGGTCTCCTTCAAAACCAGAGAATCCTCTAGCTTCCATTAACACATAACCTTTTTCCCATTCAAGATCTCGCAGCCATGGTCTACCTACAATCTTTGTAGTAGAACCACCTTTTTTACCAACTCTGATTTTACATAAGTTGATATAAAAGTATAAAGGCCCTGGCATCCATTTTCCTTCGTACCAATAGCCTTCCATACACCTACGCTTGATCTCAGACCAAAATGGCTGATACTTTACTGAAAGTGGGTAAGGGCTTTCTATATTATGGATAAAGTGTTCGTTTTTTACCCAACGCTCATGAAAGTGTTCATCTTTATATGTTAACTCGTTGTTACGCTTGTCAAGTTTCATTTCCTATACTTTTTGATATGTTCGCGTCTTTTGCGCACGGTATCCCGTCTTCCAGGTTTAACTTGGAACAGCCCGAGAAACTGGAGCCTAACCGGCTCGTCATCGCCTGACTGGATAATATTCTTTGTGAACTCGAATTGACTTTCGCATATCTTCCGAACTTGTTCGTAAGGTATCTGAAACTCTTCTGCCAGATTTTGGTAAATCTTTTTGTTCGATGTCGCTGTACCATTCATGTTTTCTTATAAAACTTAAAAACGTTAACCATTCTTTTCTCTCTGGTATATCAGCTATTTCACCAACTGGTGGTAAATACTGATAGTACTTATTATCTTCAATAACTACAGATAAACCGTTGTTTATAGCTTGCTTCATCATTGAAAGAACTAGATGCGCCATTTGAGGCCCTTTGTACTTAGCTTTCATCATATCATCTCACTGTCTGATAAAGATTCTTGAGCACCACCTATAGCTGTAATTTGCTCTTCTTGTTCTACAGCTTTACGAGCTTTATCATATAGCGTGTACAACTTGTCAGTGTTAGCCATCATTTTATCGATAGTATCTATTCTTTTCGCCCAGTCTGCTACACTGAAACCAACGTCTTCTAAACCTAGTTCATCACCGTTATCATATGGTGTATTACGAAGAAAGGCAGCTCTTTCTGTAAGCTTCTCTTCAATACCACGTAAAGTACGTATTGCAACTGTATCTTTACTTGTAATATAAAAGTCGCGTAACGCTTCTACCTTTTCTTTGTTTTTAGTGTAATACCCAGCATCGCCATAGTGATCACCAAAGATAAGTTCGATCTTATTATTCTCTCCTGTTTCTGGAAGTGAGTAATAATCAGACTTACGGTCCCATATTAACTTAACACACCAAGCTAACTTACTTGAGTTAACCTTGTTACGACTTTTATCTGAAGCGTGTAACTTTTTAAAAGGCCCAGCTGCTGCTAGACCAGGGTGTACTTCCCAGAAGTTATCATTAAAGTTAAAGCTTTCCATCATATCAAGTTATAGTAATACCCTTCATTCCAATCTGGATCGTATTCAATCATAGCCACTTTTTCTTTACCAGTTGGTGCTAAAGCTAGTTTCTTTTTCTTTATATCAGCTACCCAAGGTTTTGTAAGAGGTTTATCTTTGCCTTTTAAAGCTTGTTTAGATTGAACTGCGTTTTTATATCCTGACAGCATATCATAGATAAGATCTCTTTCGAAGATATGAATGTACTTATTATTTTCTAACATAATACCAGTTCCATCCCAACGCATTGTACTAACCCCTTGTGACTTATTAACGAGTTGGATATTATCAGCTACCATGAGTATTTGATCTTTGGTAAGTAATACTATAGCTTTATTACCAAGTTCGTCACATTGAATAGCGATTCTATTATAAAACTCTTTGTCGTTTAATTGGACGTCTATATACAGAGGTTTGTTTTCTGTCAGTACCCTCTCTAACTGAGTTAAATTCATGTTGTACATATTACCACTTGTCTTTTGGACAGGTTGCTTCTTGGACCAAAACTTTTTTATCCATCGAACAACCACATCCCCCCTTAACTTTAACACAAACTTTAGTGTTTTTATCAAATATAGGACACTTATTACATATTAGCATCCTTTGGTTACCCATTTTTTCTACCTCATTCGGTAGTAGGTTCACTTTCTTCAGTGCGTGGTTGGTGTAACCCTTTATGATTTTGTTTAATTCCAAGCTCATATACTTTCTTCATTAATATTCCGTACCTAGTTGCCCATCTTTGCATACGCATTATAGCAGCAGCTTGCTTCTCTTCGTTTTCTTCATGAATATTGATAGAAGGCTTACGTTTTTCGTGGTCCTTCATCATCTTCTTAAAGTACTTCAAGCGCCTTTTGCGTTCGCTATGGTTCATAGTATCAACAGGAATCGGCTTAAAATGTTCCAATTCTTCCTCAGCCATTTTACTTAATGCTTCAGGATCCTGCATCTTTTCCATAGCAGCTTTTTCTTTTGCAGCAAGAGCTGCTTGTAATCTATCGTTGTTCATCGTATACAAAGCTAAATGTTACTTCTGTTTTCGGTACTAACATAGGTAGCACAGTCCATACTCCAGCATCATTCTTTCGAATAACTCCTTTGTCTTTAAGAGCTACTTTATAGTTAGTCAAACCTTGTTTAGTGAGATTGAGGCTATCTTTAATCTCATTCATGTTCTTGGTCGAGAATACAAGCTCGCCTATGTAAGGTTCTTTAACACCATCTTCCATAAGTGTTAAATACTTTTCTAGAATAGCACCAAAGAATGCTTGTTCTTTTTCAGTGAGATTAAACCCACCGTTCCATAACCTAATCCAGTTTAGGACGTGAGTATGTTTGTTTACGTGTGTTACAAGTTTCATAATTAATCTGCTGTGATTTTAAAGGTTACCATATACTTTCCAGAATTTAAACTAGTGATCGTGTGACTGTAATAGATCTTTTCAGCTAAGAATAACTCCATTATACTGCTGCTCATCTTGAGAGCTAGTTCTATATTTTCGTACACATATCTCATAAGCTTATATTCTTCCATGCCAGTTACCTTTAGCATCAAGTGTCATTGGGATAAGTACCGGTAGATTGTCTACTAATAAACCTACTCCCAATTGAGGTCTAAAAGGATTGACTTTGTTATACTCAAAAGCTAACTCTTTGTCATCTATTAAACACCCTACGTTCATTCCCCAGATCTGTCCGTTTGGTGTCTGGTGAAATCCTAATCTAAAGTCTTCGTGGTAATGACCTTGAACAACACAACAACCCATTTGCTTAGCGTATGTTTCAGAGTTCTTTCTAGAACCGTGTGTAACATAAATCGATGGTAAACCTTTACGAGTTATTGTAATACTATTCTGCCAAACCCAACCTTCTCCTACACCTAAAACTTCGTTGTATGGTTTAACAACGTGTCTTGGCATACCTGCGTACTTTGCTTTTCTATATACCATACTACCATGGTTAGAATTTACCAGCTCCATTTTAGGAAACAGTTTTTCTAACTGATGTATAGTACGTCTTGCTCTTTCTAGTTCAACCCCTGCTGAATCTAGATCCGGATCACTATTGTGAAAGGATAATGCGTGATAATCTACTTCATCTCCTACATTAACAACTCTAGTTGGCTTAAATGTTTTCTTTATTTCAGCAAGAAAAGCAAGTGCGTCTTTATGTTGATAAGGGACGTGTAAGTCGCTAATAAATAGTATAACTTCGTTTTTCATAGTTTGTTCTTAAGGTTCGTGTCTGTATTGTAAAAGGATATCCATGCTTTTTGCCTTTAACAGACGCTGTCTTTCGTTAGTCTCCCCCTTCCAAAAGTGTTGTGGATTTACTTCGTAGGCTCCTCTATTGCCCGTTACTAAATTGGCTGCTTTGAGCCTTGCTATTGAGTTAGAAAACGCTTGAGGTTTAATCTTTAGTTTCTCCATTATCGAAGCTCTGTCAAGCGATGTTAATCTAACTACACCAGTATTATATTCAGCTTTTTCGCATAAGCATGCTAGTATCTTAATATCACTAGGTCTAGAAAGAGCACATAGCGCATTAAGCCCACTAAGGAAGATCATAAAGAACTCTTCAGTAGTCTTACTCTTTACAGCAAAAGTCTTTTTAACTGTAACTAACTCTCCCGTTGTACGGTCAGTTGTTTCTTCTATATGTGCTAATTTCTTAGGCATTTTCTAGTACGTAATCAGATGCTTTTTGATAAGCTAAGTTAAGTAACTGTAGCATATGTCTGTATCTCAGTTCTAAGTGAGCGTTACCAGGTTGGAATTCAGTAAAAGGTGGAATGATCTTAACGTTGACATTCTTTTTCTCTTTTATGTAGAACTCTACAATCTTTGTTGCTTCTTGTTCTGAGACTTCTTTTTGAGTTACGATATTATAAGCTTCTTCCTTTGTCATGTAACAGTTTTAATTCGTAAGCAAATTCTACAGGCTTCTTAAGAAGTCTAACAACAGCCCATGGGGCTACATCGTTTGCAACACCACCTAGTATTACGTTAGCTAAATACAACCTACCTAAAGTATAGCATCTAGCATTATACCCTAAAAAAAGACATGTAAACATAAAACTTACTACCCAGTGTGTATTTGAAAAGTAAGGAGCTATTGTAACAAAAGCAGCTATTATATACACTATTACATTCATGAAGTCACGTGTAAAGTATATAAGTAGGGAGGTTTTAATTCTCCAGAGTGGATTATCTAATTTAGTCATTACCTGTGTTTAAAGATTGAACTTCTAACCAGCGGTCTTCGTGACGGCCGTATAAAGCGTCCCCTTCCAGTTTAAAGAGGACGCTACCGTATAAGAACACTATGCTATAAGAATTTTCCAAGAACTTCTGCTTCACGCACTAATGTAAAAGGCTCGTCAATACCATCTAGGTTAAGCTCTACCATACCTCTTGTATTTACAGAAACAAAGTCTCCTACTTTAACGAACTTACATTCGTCACCTACAGCCATTACTTCTAACTTGTCACCTTTAGTAAGGTAGTCAGTTCTAAGCGATTTAACTGTTGCGTCAGTCATAACCATAGCAACGCCTTTGTCGTTTACTTTAGGTTTGTATACATGCGCTGGTACTTGGACCAGTAACTGCATACCATTTGGTTTAAATGGAACTTTACTCATGATCTTCTTCTTCTTGAGTTTCTACTTCTTGATCTACTCCTTCAACTTCTTCAGAATCAGTAGGAATAACTTTTTCGACAGTTAATTGAACCTTGTCCAATACTCTGGTAACATTAGTAATAGTGTACTCAGAATTGTCTAGGATAACTACAACCTCTCCCGGCTTGTTCCCCTTTTTTGTTAAATGTGATATAATGTTCTGTACCATATCTCAAATGTAGGACTTTTTTTATAAAAGTAAAACATTGCGGTGTAAAAAGTTGGCTGTATGATGTAAAGAATATAACACACCGTTATAATGAATATAACACACCGAGTAAGTCGGCTTTCTTAAGAAGTGATGATTTTGTACGTTTCCAGATCATAGAGCATGATTTTTACAGTTTCTTTCATTTACCCTCTTCTTATCTGTTCTATTAGTTATTCTTCTTATTGTACTTGCTTTGCCCGCAAGATGATAAGTCATGGTGAACACTAGTTACTATATCATGGTTATATTTTTTCTGGGTATATAAAAACACCCCCCCCCTTCCGGTATATTTTCAGAGAGTGTTAGTTTGATGGGTACTTTAAAGTCAACACCCCTTAAGCTTCGACGTCCTCGGGTGGGGGCGTCTGTTTGTTTCACCTTAAATATATTCGTCATGCAAACTACAACAACAGCAAAGTTTCACTCTGTCCGTTCGGAAAAATCAGCGTTAATCTTAGTCAAAGGTAATCCTTTAGAGTTCTCTTCTAAACCTGCTTATGTACCTATCTCAGGTCTAGCAATGATGACGGGTCAAGATGTCTCGACTCTAGAACAAGGATATGAATTTGAAATCCAAACCGGATTCAAGTTAGTGGATATCGTAGACCTGGAAACAGGTGAAGTACGCACAGCTAAAGACGGTAGTCCGTTGAAGCAGTTACAGTACTAGTCAATGAGCCCCTTCGGGGGCTTTTAAGCTCGTGCTTGATACACAAGGCGTCATAACAACTATAGCTGTTTGTAGCATTCTGACTATTCAAGCGAAACAAACTAACAAGATTTAATATTAACTCGTAAACAATCACACTGAGTCATGAAACTATAGTAGTTGCCACTAAGTAAGCAACGTCCAGTGTGTTTAATATTCCTAATTTACAAGCTAAAACAAACTATTATGAGAAAAGAAATAAAAGAATACTTAGTCCAAACATGGAGTCACGGGATAGAAGAGTGGCATGACTTACTTAGAGATGAAGTCATCTCTATGAGAGAAGAGTCAAAAGATGGAGACAACTTCACTATGTATGTCTATTCTGATGATGAAGAGTTGGCAGACTACTCTTTAAACCAGTTAAAAGTTAATCCTAGATTATCCTAGGAGAACATTAAACCAAACGTTGATTTGGTTGTGACCTGAGCATGTCTTAAACTGCTCATTTTTAAAGTCCTCTTGCGGACTATAAACTATCATACTGATGAGGCAAGACGAAACACTATGTGTCTATGAAATCAATGCTTACAATATTTAAAGGTCTTAGTGCCTTGACGTTAATCTTAATCGGGATGATTGGGGTTTACGGTGCGATGAATGTCGCAGGAGATGATCAGTTCACAAAACTGATAGTTTTAATGATGATAACAGTTGCTATGATGTGTTGCGCTGGAGGTTCAACAATAATAGCACAAGAAGCAGACTTAGATGAGTCGGAGAAAGGAATATTATTCGGAATAATAGTATTTGTTTGCTGTCTTCCAACTATAATAACCATCGTAATATGAGGTTGTTTATTATAGCAATCGTTGTTAAGTGCGTAGCGTACACAGCAACTGTATTATACCTTTACTTATGAAAGTAAAACACATGTCATTCATTAGGTACGTGGTTGATCAAGATGGTCAACTACGTGCAATTAACACAGAGCTAAAGAAAATATATCCTCCTTTAAATGCTGTGGAATATCATACACAACTCGATAAGGATTTACACCTTATAACATTCTCATCATGAAACTTTTATTAGCGTTGTCTCTTCTACTAGGTAGCGGAGACAAAAAAGAGGCATCTTCAAAATGCAAAAGTGGTTATTGTCAAGTCAACGGGTTTCACAGCCCTGGAAAATGCCACAAGTAATGTACATTGAATTCTTGATGGCCAAACGTCATCTAATAGGCGAGCTAACTAGAATAGCTCGTCTTACTTCATCTGGAGATGACAGAGTCCTAGCTTTAATGCATCGGGACAGTGTAGAAGAAGAACTATTCTCACAAAAAGATGTGGTTGAGTTTATGAACAAAGCTCAAGTCCTCATCCTATCAAGTAACTAGTATCAAAGAGTAACCAAATTTAAACAAAATGATAAAAGGACCATTAGGGCTTCTCGTCGTATCAGATACGATGAATGATGCAGTGTGTGTACAATACACTGACTTGGTGTTAGTTAGCCAAGAAGCAGAAGTAACTAAAGCTGAATCTTTAAAAGAAGCGGCATGATGTGCGATAGTCAAGAGACTAGGAAAGCACATGACAGAGTAAAAACTTTGTCATTAGGAAAAAAAGTATCATTAGTCCAAATTGTGTTTGGATTAGTGGTACTTCTTTGTACATTTGCTAATGTACCTGGTACAAAAGATATAACACAAATCCTCGGATGGTTGTTTACTCTTGGTGGTATTACCTTTTGGTTAATATTCAACTATATCAGAACACAAGCAAAGCGTGATTTGTCTGACGCACAACTAAGACAAGCAAAGGGAAGATAATAAGATAATGGCAGCAGCTAAAACAACAAAAGCGCTTTTCGATACTTTACTAGGTAGAGATGGAAAAGACATCAACAAAGAGACAGGTTCAATCATTGCGCGTTCTACAAAGAAAGCATATGAATCTATTGTAAGTGATCAAGTAGAAAAGATTGATGAATTTACGATCGAACTCCAAAAGATGGAGAACATCAATGTATCAAACAACTTAATGGACGCTAAGCGTACTGATGAGTCATCATTTGATGGTAAGACTTGGGCTAAGAAGTATGACGACTTAACTCACAAGCTTTTCATAGCTAAGCAGAAAGTAAGAGTTAGTGATGCTAACTTAAACAAACTGTTTGGTTACTCTTACTTAGAGAAAGAAGGTTTATCATTTAACGACAACTTACCAGGTTAGTGTTAAAGAATCAAAACGGAAAGGGCATATCAGTTTATGTGTCCTTTCCTAATTCCATGCCTTGGGGTGAACAACGCAAGGCGTTAGCTGATTTACGCAAAAATCCAAAAGTATCTCGCGCATACTCACATCAAGTAAATATTACAGGTAATAAGAGATACAGTAAAGCTGATTATCCAAACTGTCAGACAGTAATGGGTGATACAAGCTTACACATTGTAGTAGAAGCAGACTGTAATGGAAGTATTGGTAGAGGTTCAGCAAAAGAAATAGAACACAGTTTAGCTTGTGGTAGACCTGTATGGCTTTGTGATCAGTCAGGTGATTTCTTAAAGTTTGACGAAGAAGTAATAATTAAAACTGAAAAAGACTTTCTTAGATGGTGGATAAATGATCAAGAATGCTACGGAACACTTACTTATGTAATTCATAAAGAGTTTGGTGAAATTAGATCTAGTACGTCATTTAACGATAAACCGTTTTACCACAAAAAAGCTAATTCTAGCTTAGAAAACAATAATGAAAACTATTATTACTAATCTTATCATACTGTCACTAGGTGCTTGTATGATATCGTGCAATAAGGACAACGACGACACAGTTGCTCCAACTACATCATCTAGTGAAACTGATGATTTGATTACAGTAACGTGGTATAAAGCAGACAATGTAGATGGTGCTATAATGCAAACATCTGTGCCTGTTGATGGTATACGTCAGTGGACGTGGGACACAATACCTTCGGGTCAAGTTACAAAAGAGTATGTATTAAGAGACTTTGACAACGGATCGAGAGATATATTTGTCGCTTATACTTATGATTACTCAGGCTCTAGAACATGGGTCGAAGATTACATATTTATGTCAGCAGGTAATACTTATGACATAAGATCTTATGAATAAAACTAATACAAGTACGTTGCCTAACCAGGTTGGGCAACAGTACACCTCCGCTCAAGGTAAAAGAGCAAGAATTAAAATAACAGGAATCAAAGTTTTTACAACGTTAATATTAAAGCAATGCTAGACAGAAAGCAGTGGGATGCACTTAACGCATCAAATAGAAAAGCCAAAGGTTTATGGAATAAATTAAACCATGGTAAAAATCATCCTTTGCCTTCACAAGCAGATAAAACACTCAGTTACAGAATTAATAAACCTGAGCCAATGTCTACTGAAGAAAGAGTAGAAGCAATGGATGCTGGGTTAACAGTTCAAGGTCAGTATTGCGTAACAAGACACTCATGATAAAGTTGATACTTATACCATTGATACTACTTGTCATGAGCATGGTAGTGTTATACTTGATTACTTGTCAAACCAGTTCAGTAGCGATCGATACTTGACTAGGAGGCAAGTTACAAGCGAGTAACAGCAAGGAGGTGGCGCAGAATTTGGGTTTCTGTCTGCTACTATACTATTCGTTTTTTACTCATAAAACAAAACGAAGTAACTAAAAAGCAAAGAAAGAATAATAATTATAAGAACTCGGTAAAGTTAATTCATGTACCGAGTTCTTTTTACATGGGGACGACCGGAATTGACAGGTTGTAACTATGTACACACGCGGCCAGTGATGGAATGAGACACTGTAAAAACGTTCCAACTGTTTAATCGGAAACGACGAGACAATCATGGTAAGTTTACTTACCGAAGCGAGAGCCCTTGTGGCACCTGTAGCTGTAGCAGCATAGGATCGCGCCCGTTGTAACTACGGAGGAACAGAAAGTTGCACAAGTTACTAGTCACACTAGAATCCATCGGGTAGAGATGTAAAACGCTGCTCTGTTTGGCACCTACAGTAAATAAGATGTAGCTGTGGAGCTTTAAAACCTTTACGTTCGTATATCGTGTGGACATAGTGCTTCGCTGGACCAGGGTTCGACTCCCTGCGTCTCCACTTTAAAAAATCTAATTATGAAAGACGAACTAATATCATTTGAGAAAATAATCATGTTGCCTACTGAGGATAAATTTTCCTATATAGGTAAATATAAAGACACTGGTGATTTAGTGTATAACGACAAAACTGATATACCTAGAGGAGAGATGCAACACCTCTACATACTCTCAGATGATGATATAAAAGAGGGTGATTGGGTATTTGATGGGGATGAGGTTTGGAGGTGTGATGATTATAAAGAAGAGTTTAAGTCACCTTATAGTGATGAGTTCAAGAAAATCATAGCTACAACTGATCCTAAGCTTAAAGTGAAGGTAGGTTTACACTCAATGGACGGCACAATAACAGAAGTGTCTAGAAGTTTACCACAAATCCCTCAAAGCTTAGTAGAACACTATGCTAAAAATCAACCTGAAGAGGTTGAGTTGGAGTATAATGTAACATATTATGCTAATCCTGACGATAATACGCAGATAGTTAATCTCAAACTCCAAAACAACGAGGTTGTGTGGGTTGAGCCTAAAATGACTACTGGTTTTAAAGAGTTAGATGAAGTCTTATATAAAGGAGCTACTCCATCACAAATAGTAGGAGAAAAACTATACACTCGTGAAGAGGTTGAGAGGTTATGCAAATCAGCATGGTTGCATGGTATGCGTACTGAGGGTGAGAAATTCTCTGATTGGAAGAATAAGAAAGTATGACTGCTAGGAAAGTACTAGCATGGTAGGGACATCAATGTCCTTACCTAATAGAGAGTTGGCGGAATTGGTATACCAAGGAATGACTCGCTTGATCGTAAGCAATTTGCAGGTTCGAATCCTGTACTCTCTACTATGAAAACACTATAGATAATAATGAAAAACGCAAAAAAACAGATCACAGACTTAGTCGTAGCGAAGAAGTATGTGGCACTAGCATTAAACGCTAGTAAGAGAGACATTGAAGTCTCAATCAGCTTTGCTGAGTTAAAAAGAGTAATGAAGACTGACACTTGTCACTTTACTGGTGAACAACTAAATCATATAAACGAAGATTACAACCAACACAGCCTAGATCGTATTGACAACGACAAGGGGTATGTGAAAGGTAATGTTGTAGCTTGTTCTAGGGGGTTTAACCAGTTTGTGAAAGGTGAGTTAACAGTTACACAAATCAAGAATTTAATGAAAGGTTTAGAAAAGAGTGGTTTATGAAGAGGTTTAACTTTAACGTAGCAGAAGCAGACAATAACTTGTTTGCTTCTTGTGATTTATCTGAAGAAAAAGCTTTTGAAATACACTCAGTAGTTGAAACTGTGATGAATGAAAACCTTGATTTAGCAATTCAAAGTAAAATCGATGATGAAAGAGGTAAAGGTATATCAGTATCTGCTCCATGTTCCGTAGGAGAGCTAGCTCAAGCAGCAGCTGAAAAAGTGGAAGAGCTGACACCAGAAATCTCATTCTTCATAGGCGTGTGTGTACACGCTGAAATGGTAAATTCCGAACGCCATAAGATGTATATTATGTCTAAAAAGTTCGGGTTAAATTAAACGTAAATTATAAACAGAAAGTTATGCAAACGCAAAGATTAACAGAAGACGCAGCAGACAGAATCATCGCATCAAGACTTATCATTGGTAGTCCTGGTACATACGACACTGTCGTGACTAACGTCAACAAGAATTACAGAAAGATACACCCAAGTGGTGCTCATCAAGTAGGTATAGTGAATTTCGCAGCAATGTCTGAGTATCACGATTTAGCAGCAGATACCTTGATGGCTCAAGGTGATTATGACGAGGCAGCAAATCAAGCTCTTAGCTTGAGTGTTTTCTTAGACACTGAGGGTAATGCCAAATTCCCTGAACATGGCCAGGCAGTAGAGATTACTGTCATTGAAAAGACAACAAGCAAAGGTATTACCGGTTTGTTTGTGAAGTCTTGGTGTCCTGCACCTAAAAAGGAAGGTGTTCGTAAGACAGCAGCTGAGCGTAAAGCAGCTCGTATGGCTAGTAACACCAGTGTTGATGCAATAGCTCCGGCTGTTCATGACAAACAAGACCAGGAAGTTCCTGCGTTTATGAAGTAAAACTAGTTAAGGAGCGCATTCGTGTGTTCCTTTTCTTTTCTTAAACTCGTTATTTATGGTATGGATATACGATATAGAGATCTTTCCTAATGCATTCTGTGTAGGTTTTGAGAACTATAAAAGCAACGAGCGTCACATGTTTGAGATATCTCCTTGGCGTGATGATAGTAATAGGCTTAGAGAGTTTCTTATTTCGGTAAAATGGTTGGTAGGTTATAATAACTCAGGTTATGATGATCCTATTATCAACTATATCTTAGCTCACCCTGCTGTTTCAGCTCCTGAGCTATATGGCGTTTCACAAAAGATTATAACATCTCAACACGGTGATTTTGACTTTACATACAAGCTCTTTAAAAAGAAGTATGTGTACTGTAATACTCATTATCAATCTGTTGACTTGATGACACTACATGCATCTAAAGCGTTGCGTGTGAGTCTCAAAGAGATGGAAGTAAGTATGTGTTGGGCTAAAGTGCAAGATTTACCTTATCCTTTTGATAAGGAGTTGACACTTACTGAATGGGAAAAAGTTAAAGAGTATAACTGGAATGATATCGGCGCTACTAAACGACTTTGTGAGCTTAAAGATAAGGATATAGCTTTACGCATAGGTGTTAAAGAGAAGTTTGGGCTAGATTGCCTGAGCGATGACCCAGTGCGTGTAGGTGTAAACTTATTTGCTAACATGTACGAGGAAGAGTCTGGTGATGAAGGTTTTAGAGACCGTAGGACATTCAGACCTGAAATCAAGCTATCTGATTGTATATTACCTGAAGTATCCTTTAAAAGCAAAGAGTTTAGCGATTTACTTGTGACTTTGAAAGGGAAAACTATCACGGAAACACGTGGTGCTTTGAATTACTCAGTTATATACGGTGGTGTTAAACATGATTATGGTACAGGTGGTATACACAGCAAAGATCGTCCGGGTATTATTGCTCCGGAACCAGGCTGGATATACATGGATGCTGATGTAGGTTCACTATATCCGTCTTTATGGATAGAATATGGATGGTGTCCAGAACATTTGGATAAAGATATATTCATTCCTCTGTACAAACAGATTAGAGATGATAGACTGAATATCTATAAACCTGCAGCTAAGACAGATCCTCAAGCACAATTGATGGCAGATACTTATAAGTTGATGCTAAATGGTTCGTACGGTAATTTAATCAACGAGTTTTCTTGGTTATATGACCCAATGGTTGCGATGAAGATAACATTAAACGGACAATTACTCCTTAGTATGTTATCAGAATCATTGACTGACGCGGGCTTTAAAGTTGACTCACTGAATACCGATGGTATAACATGCATGATCCCAGAAGATCAAATCGACACGTATTATGAAATATGTAAGAATTGGGAAGCTGTAACTAGGTTACAGTTAGAATATGCTGAATACGAGAAGGTTATCAGACGTGACGTTAACAGTTACCTCGCTGTTTATAAAGGAGGTGGAGTAAAAGAGAAAGGTTTCTTTCTGCGTGATACGCCGCTAGGTAAAGGATATGATAAACCGATAGTTAAGAAGGCTCTTTATGAGTACTTTATCAACGGTAAACATATCATAGATACTGTAGAAAGCTGTACTAACATCTATGACTTCTGTATGATGCAGAAAATGGGTAAGCAGTTCAAAGCGGTACACAATCAAAAGGAACTACAAAAAACAAATAGGTTCTATGCGTCTCTTAATGGAGCGTACTTATTTAAGAAAAAACCAGACGGGTCAATGGGTCATGTACTCAAAGACAGCGGCGTTACTATCTTAAATGATTATGCTGAAGGTGAGCGTATAAACTATAGTTATTACATCAGAGAAGCAGAAAAACTCAGAAGGCTCATTGAGCCAGCTCAACTGTCTCTCTTCTAAAAACACAAAGATGGAAAATGAAAACGCAAGGCCTTGGTCACATACTGTTAGGGTACATGTACCACAGGAACAAAAACAAGTTGTTTCTCAGTATATTAAAAGAGCTAAGCTGGTACGAGAAGTCAGATTAATTCTTATAACTAAGAATACAACTGAAATTGATATAGTAACAGTATCATCTTGGATTATTGATATGTCTGAAGCAGGTATTGATAAACTAAGTTCAAATATGGACAAAAAAGGTATACTTGAAGCAGCTAAGTTAGGAGATGCTCCAGGTCCAGTTTTAGAAGTTTTAAAACGATGAAGACTTTACTAGGAATACCCGTTGATAAAATTGATGCACTAAAGTACATCATGCAACTTCGTTGTATCATAACTTGGACTAGGTCCGGAGCACGTGGTACTATCGAAGCTGCAACAGGTTTTGGTAAGTCTATTATTGGCTGTCTAGCAATAGCTAAGATGGTAAAACTTAATTCCAACCGACACGCTCTTATCATTGTGCCGACAACTCAGTTGAAGGCTCAGTGGGAGGGTATATTGAAAGCCTTCGGGCTATCAACCAACACTACAGTGATGGTGATCAACTCTATAGCTCTGAAAAACCAGAAATATAAAGTTGATCTACTCATTGTAGATGAGATCCATATGATGGCTGCCGATAAGTTTAGTCGCTTGTTTTCTTTAGTAGATTACAAGTGGATACTAGGTTTAACAGCAACTATCGATCGTTTAGATGGTAAAGAAGCGCTTTTAAAGAAGTACGCACCTGTTATTTACACGATAAGCCAATCTCTAGCAATAGAGAAAGGGTGGATTAATGATTTCATAGAGTTGAATGTTCCAGTATTCTTAACTCGACATGAAAAAGATAAGCTAACTAACTTATCAAAACAAATTCGACACTTTGCTGCAAAGTTCGGAGACTTCGACATAATGCGTAGCTGTATGAATTCGGATAACGCGTATGCTTATGCTCTACAGTATTATCCTACTCAAGACCCTAAGGAAAAGAGTAAAGAAATTGTACGGGATGCTGTTCAAGGACAGCGTTGTGTGCAAGAGAGACAATCGTTTCTATACAAAACAGAGCATAAAGTTAACGCTACCGTTGATCTTATCAACGAGTTTGGTTATAAAACCATCACGTTTTCTCAATCAACACAGTTCGCAGACGAAGTTAAAAACGCAGTAGGCAGGAGAGCAGTAGCATATCACTCTAACCTTGAAACTAAACACGTTCAAATTACTAAGACTAAGGAGTACAAGAGACAAGAATCAGCTGATCGCTTTGCGGAAACAGTGAATGGTAAATCTCAGTACGTTAACGGAATATACAAAGTCAAGTATAAAACGACAAAAAAGCAAGGGCCAACAGCTAGAAAGAAAGATGCTCTAGAGCGATTCACTAATTCTAGTCATGGCGTAGATGTAGTATGTACCGCAAAAGCTCTCGACCAAGGGTTCGATGTACCAGATGTAGTATTAGGAGTTGATGCAAGTCGAACTACTAATCCAACTCAGCATACACAGCGTACTGGGCGTATCGCTCGTAAGCATACATATGCTGATGGTACCGAGAAACAAGGTGTATATGTAAACCTTTTCATTCCTAACTCACAGGATGAGAAGTGGTTACGTAAATGCCAAAAGAATTCTCAAAATGTAGCATGGTTACAAGACATGGATGAGTGTATTAACTTATTAAAGAAAGTACTATGAAACAGTGGGAAGAATTCGATGCTTACGTTGTAAAAGACGTTGCGAAATCGCATGTACGTAGCGGCATGCTAAAAGCACATATGATTGTGCTTAAGACAAAACGGTTGGTAACACACCAGACTGACGTTAATGAGATTCAACAACTCCTCCGGGAGAGGTATGATGTTGAATATGAGCTTACAGACATCATGGACGAGATGGTTAATATGGTTTACGAAGAAGCTCAGGCTAATAAGTATGTATTAATCCAAGAAAATGATGAGTAGGCTCCCATAAAGGAAGTCCTATGTTACACACAGTCGAAGAAGACTTAGAGCTTTGTAAAGAGTTCAAGCTGAGCCCTGCTCAGTTGATGTTCGTCAAAATGTTGGTGAAAGACCCAGCATATGATGATCCAGATTGGAAAAAGAAATCCTATAAAATGTCCTTAGAGTATAAGGCAGTTTTAGGAGGTCTTGCTCCTGAAGAGTTAGCAGATTTAGTAGCTAGAGAGATAATCGAAGATTTAAATGATTTCGGTAAAACTCTTTATGATTACTACGAGATTAACCCTAAGTTTGCGGGAAACTTTGAGCTTAAAGTGTATCCAATGCCAATGGAACTGTTTGACAGATATCCAGGTATGTTCCGAGGTACGAACGGGCGTGACTTTATAGGTCGTACTTGTTCTGCTGAGGAAATAGCATTAGAATACCTAAGGGCTATTAACAAAGATCCTAAAGAACATAAGAGAGTCATTGAAGACCTCGAATGGGCGAAAAAGAACAACGGAATAATCTTAGGATTACAGAAGTTTGTTCTTACTCGCTTTTGGGAAGTAATCCGTAAATCTCGTAACACTCAATCTAACAAAGCATCTGATGTCACAATCGTCTAAACAAATCGTCATGAGAAAGAAGTCTGCCAAACAAGCTGCGGCAGAAAACCTAGATTACGTTCAAAAGCGTATGAACGGTGATATTACTTCACTCAAAACTAAATTCCCTAAGTTAGACGCGAGTTTAATGGGTGGTATCGAGTTAGATACTATTATGTGTATTTCTGCCTTGTCTGGCGCAGGTAAGAGTACACTATCGAAATGTGTAAGAGATTCTATTACGACTCTCAACACAGATCAAAACTTCAAACAGTATATTTTCAACTTCGAGATGCTAGCTCACCAACAGATTGCAAGATCTGTAGTTACAGATAGTAAAATGAAGTTGAGAGATCTTTATAGTGTAGATGAGCCGCTTACTGATAAGCAGTTCGAAGCACTTAAAGAGTATTATGATGAGTTAGCTAAGCGTGATGTCGATTTTATCGATGTTCCAAACACGCCTAAAGCCATTGCTGACTCTATAATATATTACTGGGAGAATGAATGTAAACCAACTAACAAAACGATGGTTTACGAAATTGATCACGCTCTGCTTGTAAAAGGTAGAGAAGGTCAAAGCGAAAAGCAAAGAGTCGATGAGCTTATGTATCTTCTAGTTGACGTCAAGAAATACATAGCTGATAATGGTGGTCATTCAGTGGGTATTGTTCTAAGTCAAATGAACCGAGAGATCCGATCGGTGGACAGAGTACGAAATTCAGACATGCATAGACCGGACACTGGCTGTCTATTCGGTGCTTCTAGTATCGAGCAGTGCTCTGACTACATTATGTTCTCACACATACCGGCAAAACTAGGCTTAGATTTGTACACACCACATGGATTACCAACTCGTTACAGATTAGATGATGTTACTTATCAGATGGTATACTTCGAATTAGTAAAACAGAGGTCAGGTGCCTCAGATTTAACGATACCATGCTATAACAAGTTAGCATTATTTGACTTTGATGAGATGGAAAGAGATGTGTTTAGCCAGATGTTAGACGATGCGCAAAAAGAAGGCGGGGTGCCTTTAATAAGTAGCCAAAAAAAACTCATCTAACACGTTTTGTCGAGACTTGAAATCTCAGCAGGCTCCCGTCCCTCTTCGGAGGGATCAGGGCTATGGCAGAATGTGTAGGTGTAGTGGGTCGTTCAGGATCGGGTAAGACTCGATCGATCCAAGGGTTAGACCCTAAAGAAACGTTGATCATCAGTGTATCAGGTAAAAAGATTCCTATGAAGGGGTTTAATAAACTGTATACTCCTCTTGATGTGGCAAGCGGTGGTGCAACTGGTAACTATTTCAAATCAAAAAGCGCAGATACTATTATCCAGATACTTAGTCTGGTTGATAAGAAACGCCCGGACATTAAAAATGTCGTGATTGATGATTATCAGTACATCATGGGTTTTGAGTTCTTTGATAGAGCTGACGAGAAAGGTTTCGAAAAGTTTGCTTCAATCGGTAAGAATGGAGCTCGTCCTCTCATGAAAGCTTCGCAGCTAGAAAGAGAAGACATTAAAGTCTTTGTACTCACTCATGAAGAGGAAACAAGTGAAAACTTCAAACCTCTTCGTAAGATGAAGACGATCGGTAAGATGGTTGATGAGAAATTGACCATGGAAGGTTTGTTTACTGTTGTGTTATTCACAGACATCCGTAAAGATAAGGATGACCGCCCAGAATACGGGTTTATAACACACTCAGACGGCACAACAACAGCTAAGAGTCCAGAAGGGATGTTCAAAGACGATTTCGTTGAGAATGATCTTGGAAAGGTAGTAGCTGCTATCGATAAGTACTACGGAGAATAGTAAGAGGGGACTTTCCCCTCTTTTCTTCAAAAAAAATCAGTGTATAATTTTATAAAAATCAAGAAGATGTTTAACTTCGATAACATAGAGAACGTAACAAATAAGACAATTCAAGTGGCAGATGTAAAAGTATTTGCAGGTAACAAGATCAGATTAGGAGAAGATGCTAAGAAGCGTTTAAACCTTACTGCTGATAGAAATATCATCGTTCAAAGAACTGGTGAAGTGTTTATTATTGCATCAACTGATGCTGAAAGTGGTGTTGGAAGACCTGCTAAAAATGGTGAATTTTCTCACCAAACAATAGCACACTTGTTAGGTGGAAAGTACACTGAGCTTGCTATCGTAGGTGATGGGCAAGAACATCCTGCTACTGGAGATGTTTATTACGCTTTAGAAGAAACTGTTAATGGTGCAGAAAAAAGAGAAGAGTTTAGAATCAAAGCTGAGGAAGCTGGCGAAGCACATGACGACACAGAAGTTGTTTCTGAAGCTGAAGCAGCTGCACAAGTTAGAGCGGAGATCTTAGCTGAAGACTCTGAAGAAGAGCCACAAATGGAAGCTGTAGCTGACATGGACGACGCAAACGATTCTCACGAAGCGTAAAAAAGTATCGTTGCACCCTCGCGCAGATTCGCTACCTCGCCGTGCCGCTTAACCTTGTGCGAAAACAAGGTATCGGGATGTCACCTGTTGAATGGCCGTATCGCCCCTCACGTTAGAGGGGCATTTTAGTCTAAAACAATTAATAAAAAAAAAGTTATGTTTAACTTAGGTAACGTAGAATCAGAAAAATCATTTTCACCAATCAATCCAGGAGAAGCAGTTCCGGTAAAACTTGATAAAGTAGAAATCACAGAAGATGGGCATTTAGATATCACATTTAAAGGTACTAATGTTGACAATGCAGGTAATTTCAAGCCAAGATTCTGGGCATCTGACTTTGATACTAATTCTGAAAGATACAACGCTAATACTGCAGAAGATAAGCAAAAGCATATTAAGCAGTTGTTAGAAGCTTTCTTAGATAACGATGCTGTTGCTAAAGTAGGTGGTGCTTCTATTGGTGAATTCTACAGAAACATCGCTGCAGCATTGACCGCGCATGTTGGAGCAGAAGCTAGCATGAAAATTGTCTACAAGTATAATGATGATAAAATGTGTGTGATTCCAAAGTACGGTGCATTTATCTCAACTGAATTCAGACCAAGAGGTCTTAAGTTACGTGATAACAAAGATCAAAATGGAATACCTTACGATAGAGTATTACCTATGTCAGAATACGGAGTTTCTTCAGACACAAACAACAATGAAGACGCGTTAAATGCTGTATTTGGTACTGATAATACTAATAACGAAGTACCATTCGGTAAGTAATGCTTAGGATAGTCCCAGATATAGACAAGAAGTTCATTCTGAGCCGACTATCCCAAGAAGAGATATTCGAAAGATATCTTGGGGTAACTGTCGACTTTACAGAGAAAATATGTTCTCCGTTTAGAGAAGACAAAAACCCAACATGTACCTTTAAAAGGAACCCGAACGGTGTGATGACTTTCATCGACTGGTCGGGTGACTTTTTAGGTAATTGTTTTGACGTAGTAATGCGTCTTTACGGTGTTAATTTCTGGGATGCGTGTAAAATTATCGCGCGAGATTTTGGTCTCGTAGATGGTCTCAAAATAGGGAACTTAAAACGCAAACCAAAAGTACACGAAATACAAGAAAAGGAATTAGCTGAAATCAAAGTTAAATGGCGTAAACTCAAACAGCATGACATTGCTTATTGGAGAAGTTACGGCATTTCTACTAAAACTATGCAAAAGTATAAAGTTGCGCCAGTACAGTACGCATGGGTCGGAGATCGACTTGTGTATACTTATAACGCACAAGATCCGTGTTACGGATATTACTTTGATGGTAAGATAAAGCTATATTTCCCTTTGAGAAAAGAATGGAGATTCTTAGGAAACTTTGTAGGATTACAAGGTTACTCACAGCTCCCTGATTCAGGAAAACTATTGGTGATAACCAAAAGCATGAAAGATGTTATGTTCCTAGATCAATGTGGTATAGCTGCGGTTGCTCCACCAAGCGAGTCAACCATAATATCCAAAGATGAACACTATGAATTTTCTCAAAGATTTGACACATTAGTTAGCCTGTACGACGACGATCTTACAGGAAGACGCTCTGCTGGAAGAATGGCCGAGCTTTATGATATCCCTGAGTTGTATCTTTCATCACATGGAGGAAAAGACATCACAGATATCGCTAAAAATCGATGTTCAACCGCCGCAGAGATAATTATTAAAATCTTAACAAGTGGCTATACAAGAAGTAGAAAAACGTGAAGTCCAAGGAACAGCAGGTAAGAGGAGAAAGATTAATGCAGCGGCAGAAGGCATGGTCATGGACATTGTCCAAGCGCAGCAATATCAGAAACCGATTCAAAGTACGGTACGTGAACTCACGGCGAACGCAGTTGATGCGCAGAGTGAGAAAGAGAGAGCTATCGAAATACTCTCAGGTAGTGCTAAAGCAAGTGATTACTTTATCGAACGAGACGGGGCGCTTTATGCAGACTCCAAGTGGGACCCAACTTATTACGATCGTAACCACCTTAATCAAGACAAGAATGATGTAGAGATTATCTACCGTTCAGGAGAAGGAGGAGGACGTTGTGATAGTTTCATAGTTCGTGACTATGGAGTAGGTATTGGCTCAGGTCGTCTTGAGGGTGTATTAGAAATTGGTTACTCTACTAAACGTAATCGTAAGGATGCTTTAGGAGCATTCGGACTAGGGGCCAAGGTTGGTCTAGCTACATCTGATGGTACAGGATTTTATATCCTTACTACAGTGTACAACGGTATCAAGTACAAGATTCAGGTGTTTAATCGTAAGATTAACTCTATGATCGGAGCGCTTGATTTAGATAAGGGAGAAGCAAATATCCCTTACACATTCTCTGATGGGTTTGTCATTCATGGTGAACGTACTGAAGAGAAGAATTATACACAAGTCGAGGTGCCGGCTCTTAAGCACCACAAAACAAACTATATCGAGGCTGTAAAAACTCAGCTACTTTATTTTAGAAACGTTAAGTTTTACGAAGAGAGTGTAGATGGCTATAAAAGTGAAATATCTTTTAAAGCTGATACTATGTATAACTCAGCGAATCTAATTATCTCTAAGAACAGTCCTTATTCTAAACCGCATATCGTCATCATTAAAGGTGGTGATAACGTTGAGAGTCAGACTGGTGTGTGTTATGGACACATAGACTTCAAAGAGATGGAGTTAGAGGATTTACATGGAGATATAGGTGTAAAATGTCCTATCCGACAGGTTGTTGAAGATGACGAAGGTAATGAAGTTGTGATAAGCGACGGAGTTGACGTTGTTCCTTCTCGAGAAACTGTTCGATGGACTGCTGCTACACGAGTATTCTTAAAGAAGCAGTTTGAAATAGCTCAAGAAGAGGCTACTGGCCTTGTAGAGAAAGAGTTACAACAAACTGACTTTATAAAGTGGTTAAATGCGTGTAAAAACATCGTATCTTATTCAGGAGTGAACAATACCATAGGGCGATTAAGTCGAATAGTCGATTTACAGAATGTTCAACCTAAGTTTAAAGGTACGAAAATACGCTTTGGTATTCCATCTAGTGTATTTAAGCACTGTAGTATTGTAAAAAGTACTAAGTTTAAAGACAAAGAAGGACTTTATCAAGTAAATCGTGATGATAAGAATATTGGGTGGAATTTGATAAACACTGATACTGTTTATTTTAAGACTTCTCAAGCTTCTCGTTATAAAGATGTTTACTGTGCTGATCAGTCATCTGGTAACACTTTCATAACGATATCACCTAAACTCGATGAAACTATCGAGCATGCTGCTTCGGCTATGATAACTAAAAACAAGCTCCAGCTTCAAAACAAAGCGGCTTGGATTAAGAAAGCTAAAGCCGATAGGGATGAAGTGATTAACCTTCTAAAGTTATCAGAATCTTACAAAAGCTATGATGAGTTAGATGTACCACAAGAGTATATCAAAAACTTAACAAAGATTGAGCAAGGTAAAGTAGACGAAGATGGTAATTCGATAGAAGAAGAAGTAAAACTCACAGCTAAAGAAAAGCGTGAACTCGAGATGAGAGTTGTCTGTAACACTTTTGTTGAGCGTTATATACCTTATGATAGGGAGGATACGATCAGTAAAACTTATCAGATGAATAAGCGTGAACCTAAGTTTCAAGAAATCAAAGATTATAAAGGTACTTTGTACTATGGCTTTCAACACGATGAGTCTAAGTTACAATACGCTTGCCACATTCTTGACAGAATGAACGGAGTTCTTTGTAAAGATGTAAACGAAGCGCGTAGTGAAAACACGCCTTTAATTTACGGAAGTAATGATAGGTTTGATAATGAGTTTTATAAAGTAGTAGCAGTTTCAAAGAGCAATAAGAAACACTTTAGTATGCATAAGCATATTGACGATTTCTTCGGAGAAGCTGTATTAGTAAAAAATGAAAAAGGTCAAGTAACGGGCTGCAATGTAATTATGGACAATGCGATAGTACACTGGAACACAGCAAGAAAGATAGATTCTACTATGAAATCTTTAGCTTTTTTAGAAAACTTTGCGAACTTCAATCAAGAAGCTCATGAAGATTATATTAAGTTAAAGAAATATGTAGCAAGATATCATAGAGATCTTTCTAATTATAGTAAGCGTTTTGCTATGAACGAGCATCACCAAGATTTCTTAAAGTATCTTGATAGTATAGAAAAGCTTCAAGATATGGCTCAATCTGATGAAACTCCAGAAACTATAGCTGAGTACGTAAAACAAGCAAGTTTGCCAACAGGTATAACAGGTGGATTAGCTGTTAATAGTGATCTTATAAACATGGCAAATGCTTTAATAGCTTATGTTGGCCCTTTAAAGGCAGTGTTTAACAAGATGGATATTCTAACAGATGGTGAACGTAAAGAGCTTGATATGGAAACAACTTTACTAATACAGGAAATGATAAGTTGGAAAAAGTTAGAGTATGGACAATCTGAGACAATTCAAGACACCGAGGATATTTCTGTCAAATCAGGAGAGATTAATAGCTGAAAGCGGTGAGAAAGATAGTAATATTTCACCGTGGGCAAGAGCTAAAACGCCTACGCAAAAAAATGCGCTAGTAGGTCCTGCTAAAAACAGAGTGATAAACAATATAGTAGCTATATTTTGTAAATACTCAACTAAGTATAACATGGCAGAATGGGCAAGTATGAATCTTGCTGTGCCAGTTGATACAACTTTACCTAAACCAGGTTGGTTTGTTTCATGCTATTTTAGTACCTTGAGGCGTTCAGCAGATACTTACTCTCAAGTGTTTACGGAAAGAATTACTCCTTTTGATGAGTACGTTGTTAAGAAAAGAAACTATTTAAAGTTTCAACTTTGGAAACGATGTAGGAATCTGGAAGACTCTTACCGAGAGCATCCTGCAATGACAGAAGAAGAACAAAAAAAAGTAGAACAAGCACTACAAATATTACAGGAACTCTGTGATAAAAAAGCTTGGAACAGAAACACTTTAGTAATCAAACAAAAAGTAGAACTATGATAGTAGTTAACAGACTGGGAGAAAACATCTCAGTACAATGCAGAGAAAAATCGTTTAATGTTATGTTCTCTCATGAGAAATTTAACAAGTTGATGAAAATCTCTGGAGATTCACAAAAAGTGAAAACTATGGAAGAGTTAGAAGCTCTTTTATTAGATGTAGACAACATCTGTAAAGATGACTACAAAGAGAAAGTAGAAGCGTTTCATAAAGAGCTTTATTACCAACCGGTAACTAAAGAATACTTTATCAAACTATCTGACGACGTTATCTCTAAAATACCTTTACCTGAGGAATTAGTGTGGAGACTTGAACAATCGATTGAAAAAGGGATAGATGTAAATCCACTTATCAAGCTTTGGAAAAGAGCTTTACGTAACCCTAAAGCTGATAACAAGGTATTTATGAAACGTTTAGCTGAGTATATCGACATGACGTGGGTAGATCCAGCTAAGAAAATTGAGTACATGGAAGAAGGTTTAAGCGAAGAGTTAGCTGAGCAAAAAGCTACTACTTACGAAGTTAAACCAACAGAAGAAGGCTTAATAGCTTGTTTCAAAACTTCTAACGAGCACTTAGAAAAGTTCGAGGAAAATGAAGATGGTGACATTGTTTCAGTTCCTAGATACGCTAAGAAACGTACGTTCTGTCCAGATACTGGGAAAATCATCGAGGAAGTTGATGAGAGAGACACAACTAAAGCAGAAGATAGAATCTTTACTCCATACATTATGGGTAAAAGTGGAGATGCTTTTTACTGTGAAGGTCCTAATGGATATTCAGAACCTGGTCACTTCATCAAGATTGGTTGTACTCACAGACTTCCAGATTGGTCGTTTGTAAACTGCGACGATAGTCGTTCTTGTGTAAAAGGTCTTCACATTGGTGGCTTAAGTTACATTGCTCATTGGAGTGGTGCTGATATCCATACATGTTTAGTAGACCCTATGCACATCGGTGCTATTCCAGATTATGGTGGAGATAAAGCTATGCGTGTACTTCAGTACTACGTAGACGGTTCTTTAGTAGCTGTCAACCATAGTATTTACCATCCTTCAACGTATGCTAAGCAGACTGACGAAGAGTGGGAAACTATAACTAAAGAGCTTATAGAAGCTCAAGGACAATCGATCAAGACCTTCGAGGAAGGTTTGAAACAGATCGAAAACTTATAAGAAAGAGGGGAGTAATGCTCCCCTTTTACTTTTTACTAACCTTTTGTATGAAAATTACTGTAGAAATACCCGAATATATAAGACAAGTTAAACTTAGTGATGCTAGAATGAAAAAGTATTATGAGAAAGGCAAGAAAGGCCCTAAAGCTCAGAAATACAATGACAACACTAAATATACGTGGAAACGTTGGTCTAATGGTAAAGCTTATTTAACAGAAATCGCTAGCGGCGAAAGAGTTATAGCTAACCCAAGAGCAGCAGGAACACCTCGTCTTATAACAATCAACGGGCAAAAGATCTACAACGGAGAAGCTTCTAAGCATATCCGGAACAAAATACTGTCAGCCATAAAAGAGCAAATGGCTCCGTACGTTAACAAACTTGATCCGATTAATTTAGAACACTTTCCTCTGAAGTTAGAACTTGAGCTCCACGACATCATACGTGAACCAAGTAGTCATTCACTATGGGATGTCGATAACAGATCTTGGCCTTATATTAAGGCTTTTCAGGACTGTCTAACAGGTAACAGGGATAAGAACGGAAAGAAGAGAAACAAACAAGTAATACCAGATGATAATGTCTTATGGATAACCCAACCACCCGTACCAAAGTTTGTACCGGTAGATAAAGAAGAAGACAGAAAGCTGGTATTCACGATTGTTAAGGATACAGACAAAAGGATTATAAACCATAAAGGTTTTCAAGAACAATTAAAAGAAGCTAAGTATGAAATACAACGCGTATCTATCCGAGGTGAAAAAGACTTGGAAAAAGGGCGACGGACTAGTAGAACTAAACCAGTGCAGACTAGAAATCGTCGGGGCGGTAGGTAATATGGCTCTACATTTAGAGTTGCCTGATAAGTTAAGACAAGACTTAGCAGACGCTTTGGTAGCTATATTGAAGTTAGCCGAAATGGCTGAATTAAGTGACGTTATAGAAAATAGATTTGAAGATAACTGGGACGTACCAGTTGTTTTAAGTGTTAACCAACACGCTGTTATAGGAGATATCTTAGAAAGAGCGTTAGTTATACTAAGAAGTTCTACTCATAACGAAGAAATAATAGGCGCTATGTCTGAGTCTTTAGATCTTATTATCTATTTAATGAGTTACAACGGGTTTGATTTAGAAGCGTTGCAATATGCAGGGCTTGGTAAACTGCAGAAAAATGCCAAGGACGTTAGTAGTAGGTGACATTCACGGAGCTAATAGAGCTCTTGTACAATGTCTAGAGCGTTGTAACTTCCAGGAAGATGACACGCTTATACAACTAGGAGACATATGTGATGGCTGGTCTGAAGTACCTCAAGTGGTAGAGACACTATTAGGTATTAAGAACCTTATTGCAATACGAGGTAATCATGATCATTGGGCTGTTGAGTGGATGGTATTTGGTTTTCCTCAAAAAGTCTGGCTTAATCATGGAGGGCAAGTTACTTTTGATGCTTATCAAGACGAAGCTTTAAAAATAAAGCACTTACGTGAGTTTTTCAACAAACAAGTTTACTACTATTTAGATGACGAAAACCGTGCATTTGTGCATGGTGGTTACATTAGTCATGACGGAGTAGGAAATGATGATAAGACGAAATACATGTGGGATAGAGAACTCTGGACTATAGCTATGTCAGGACAGAGTAGTTTTAGAGCTTTGTTTAAGGACAAACGTTTACCTAGAAGATTACGTCCTCATAAAGAAATCTATATTGGCCATACATCTACTATGAATTGGAATAAAGATATTCCAATGAACGCATGTAACGTGTTTAATATGGATACTGGTGCTGGCTTTAATGGTAGATTAAGTATTATGGATATCGACACTAAAAAGTTTTGGCTGTCTGATTCAGTACAAGATTTATATCCCGAAGAGAAAGGTAGACATGATCCTAATCGAAAGACAAGGAAATGAAGTTACTACCTATGAAATGCGGTTTAACTCCAAGACAGCATAAAATCTATGTGTTAGCTTATTTAGAGTTAGAACAAGAGTTTATGAGACTTTGTAAGGAGCAAAATCGCAAGTATTGGAAACGTTCATATATACCAAAATGAAAGAGTATTACGATAAACCCGCAGTTTCTAATTCCGGAATGAAATTCATTAACCCGGAAGAAGGAGGAACTCCTGCGCGATACAAAAAAGCTATCGTCGACAGAGAAAAAGAAGAAGAGTCAACACCTTCTTTAGAAAATGGTAAGTTAATTCACTTGTATGTCGAGAAACCTAGTGACTTTATAATATCAGATGTGTCAAGACCAACGGCTAAGTTAGGTGAATGGGCAGACATGGTATGGGAAAAGTTGCCAGAATCTTGGGATGAAGGATATATCACCAAAGATAACAAAACACTTGAAAAGTTAGTAGTTGAAGTAATGCCAAAGTATGGTAATACAACTGATGCTACTAAATTGTGGAATAAGTTCCAAGAGTGTCTTGATTATCTAAGGCATAGATATATTAGTAGTGATGATTTATGCATTACTCCTGCGCAAAGAACTATTGTAGAGAACTGTATATACAGCTTACAAATCAATAAGAAAGCAAAGGAGTTGTTGTTTCAGCAAGGTGAAGACTTTGGTGATAAAGCTTATAATGAACTAGCTATTTATTGGAAAGAGAAGTTAACTATAGATGGTGAAGATATCGAAATACCTTGTAAAGGTTTGATCGATAGATTACAAGTCTATCCTTCTAAAAAGTTAGTTCACCTGATAGATTTGAAAACTACAGGAAAAGCAGTTTCTAAGTTTAACTCATCGTTTGAGTACTATAGATACTATCGTCAAATGGCGTGGTACATGAGAGCTGTATCTGTCTGGTTACAAGAACAGTTTCCAGATGAAAATACGCTCGAGTGGAAAATATCAGTTACTATGGTAGTAGTAGAAACATCTGGTCTTTATGAATGTAAAGTTTACGATGTAGATCCTTCATGGACAAGTAAAGGTACTAGTGAATCTATAGATTTATTAGGTCGAATTGCTTTTGCTACTATAACTGATGATTGGACTCAAACTTTAGAAGAAGTTGGAAATAATGGTGTTTTACTATTAAAAGTAGAAGATGGAGAATGAGGATAAAGCATTGAGGTTTAACGATGGAAAACTTCAATGGAGTTTGGTAGACTTTGAATCTCTAGAGCCAATGGTAAAAGTTCTAGAATTTGGAGCTAAAAAGTACGCACCAAACAATTGGAAAAAGGGTCTTGAAACTACTAAGATAATAGAGAGTATGCTTAGGCATACTTTCGCTCTTCTTAAAGGTGAAGATAATGACCCGGAAAGTGGTATAAACCATGTAGGGCACATACAGTGCAATGCTATGTTTTTGGCCAAAATGTTACAAGATCCAAAATGGGATAACAGGGAAGATAAAGTGTCGATGAACTTTACCCCTTGTCCAAAATGCTCTTTGCCAGAAGAGCAATGCGGATGTCAGACAAATTAGTAAGTGAAGAGGTGGGTCAACAGCTCACCTTTCACACTTGTTTGTTACAAGTTTTACAAAATCGAACAGAAGCTTTGTCAGGAATACCTAAGGCTTACGTCCAGGACGTTAAGAATAAAGGGAACATGTTCCAGACAGCCATCGACAAAAAGTTAAACGAGATTTACGGACCTTGTAACCCAGAAGAAATCGATCAAGGAATGGATTTGATCAACCACCTAGCAGACAAGCTCGAAGAAGCGTGGGTGTATTATAAAGAACGAGCAAAACAAAACAAGATATGAAAAAGAGAATTAATCCTATAGTTAGAATTCCTAGAGGAATGACTACCCATCCGTCTACAATAGCACCAGCTATAAAGTTATTATCAGATTTTCATCTGATAAGAAGTGGGGTGATAAAGGCTTTACAAGAAGTTGATGTAGACATGAAAAGTATTCTTAAATCATTATCAGGGGATATAGATGTTTACAAAAAGGTAAAGAAAGAAAAGAAAAAGAAAAAGGTAGTAGTTGTTGTAAAAACCAGAAAAAAGCATATACACTTGAGTGCTACGACTAAAGAAGCTTTAAGGAAAGATTCTAAAAAGATGACTACTAAAGAGTTAGCTACAAAATATGGTATTACCACAGCTACAGTTCTTAACATATGTCGGAAGTAAATGATATTACGGTAGTTGTAGGTAGGTTTCAGACACCTTACTTACACGAAGGGCACGAAAAGTTAATTAGATTAGCTATAGAGCGTGCCCAAGTGATGTGTGTAATTCTTGTAGGTTATACTAGTGATAATCCAACATCGGTACATCCTTTACCACTACGTAGTCGCAAGGCTATGATAGAACAATGGTTGTTTAATGAACAATGGCATAACAGAACTGATATTACTGTAGTAGTAGGTGAGTTGAAAGATATACCATTTTCAGATGAACTTTGGTCTAAGAGTTTAGATGATACTGTTGACATGCATAAGAGAATGACTCTTGTGCCTGATACAACTGATATAACGTTGATGGGAGGTAGAGATTCTTTTAATAAATATTACTCAGGAAAGTTTAAGTTTTCTGAAATAGAATCATTACCTAATGTATCAGCGACTAAAATTAGAAAGTATCCTCCAACACCAAGTACTACTGAACAAGCCAAATGGTTTCGTGCTGGACAAGTTGCTGCTCAAACGTTTAAGCCTTACGGTAACATTTACCCAACAGTAGATGCTATTGTAACTAAGCGTAAAAATGGTGTAAGTTACATTCTTATGGGACGTAAACATGGTGAAAAGCAGTGGAGATTACCTGGTGGCCATGTTGATTTATCTGACAAGTCTTTTGAAGATGCTGTTGTTAGAGAAGTATATGAAGAAACAGGACTAGACTTTGAACACTTAGAGTACCCTACGTATTTTGAGACAAGAAAGTTAAATGATCGTAGGTATCGTGGTTCTAAAGACGCAGTGTTTACAACAGTATTTATCTTAAAGTGGTGTCAAGGTAATATAAAAGCTGGAGATGATTTAGAAGAAGTAGCTTGGATAAGCTTGCATAAATTACGTGCTGGTACTTTGGAGATTTTAGATGATCACAAACAAATAATCAAGAATTATGTGGAACAATAATATCATGTTGTTGACTGACTCTTATAAGCAGTCACATGCAAGACAGTACCCTGAAGGTACAGAGTATGTTTATTCATACTTAGAGAGCCGAGGAGGAAAGTTTGAAGAAACAGTATTCTTTGGTTTGCACTATATACTTAAACAGTATTTAGAAGGTTACAGAATTACTAAAGCTGATGTATTACATGCGTCAACTATAGTAGACTCGCATATGGGCAAGGGGACATTTAACATTGAAGGTTGGATGCATATTGTAGAAAACCACGGTGGAAGATTACCAGTTCGTATAGAAGCTGTGCCAGAAGGTACTGTTGTAGGTGTAAGTAACGTCTTAATGACGGTTATGAACACTGATCCTAAGTGTTTTTGGTTAACTAACTTCTTAGAGACTTTGTTATTACAAGTATGGTATCCTACTACAGTGGCAACATTAAGTAGAGAGTGCAAGAAGCTAATTAGTAAAAGTTTAAAAGAAACAACCGACTATCCTAGTCATGCTGAATTTGAGACTGCTTTGTCTTTTAAGATGCATGACTTTGGTTTTAGAGGTGCAAGTAGTGTAGAAACTGCAGCACTAGGTGGGGCAGCTCACTTAATCAACTTTGTAGGTTCTGATACATTGGTAGCAATACCTTTCATTCACGAATACTACAAAACATCAATGATGCCTTCTTATTCTATCCCGGCATCTGAACACAGTACTATTACGTCATGGGGAAAACAAAATGAGGTGGATGCTTATCGCAACATGCTCGAAAAATACCCAACAGGATTAGTAGCTTGTGTTTCAGATTCTTATGATATACAAGAAGCGTGTAGAACACACTGGGCGTCATTGAAAACTGAGATTATTTCGAGAGACGGTGTTTTAGTAGTTAGACCTGATTCTGGTGACATTAAGATGACATTGCAAGTAGTACTTTCTGAATTATGGAAGGTATTTGGTGGTGAAGTTGTTAATGGTTACAAGATCTTGAATCCTAAGATAAGAGTTATCCAAGGAGACGGTATGAACTATGATAGTCTGAGAGAGACTCTTGAGTACATAAACATGATTGGATACAGTACAGAGAACCTAGCCTTTGGGATGGGTGGCGCTTTACTGCAGAAAGTCAATCGAGATACACAGAAGTTCGCGTTTAAGTGTTCTGCCATCTGTGTTAACGGTGAATGGAAAGATGTATTCAAAGCTCCAACAGAAATTGATGGTAATGGGGACAAACATGCTTCTTTTAAGAAGAGTAAACTTGGCTTCCTTGCGTTAGAACGTTCTCAAGAAGGTTTCAGAACAGTACAGAATAGTGCTCCTGGTGCTGAATCTGTCTTAGAAGTAGTCTTTGAAAATGGTAAAATCATGTCTGCGCCAGTATGGCCTAACATAATTAACAGAGCAAAGTTATGATACAAGTGTTTGACAAAGCTTTTGATTTGATGAAACACCGAGGATGGGATAAGATAGCAGTTGCCGTGGATCTCCATGGCACTGTTTTCGAACCCACTTACTCAACTCAACTGTCTACAGGTTTTTACGCGAAAGCAAAAGAAACTTTACAGTTAATGAGTAAGAATCCTAATATTATGATGTACATGTATACTTGTAGTCCACAAGAAGCGAAAGCGTTCTACTTAGAATACTTTATGTCTTGTGATATAGCTATGACGCCTTGGCGTCTTGTACAGATTAGTATGGGCCTTGAGAACAATGAGTTTCAGAACTTTGATAAAAAGCCTTATTTCAACGTCTTGCTAGACGATAAAGCCGGTTTTGACCCAGACCGTGATTGGGTTGAATTATTAAATTACTTTAAAGAAAAGAACAAATGATTGGTTTAATTATACTCGCAGGAATAATCTTGCTAATACTAGGTGCTGTAGCTATTGGTACTAGTTTCTTATCGCTGCAAGAAAAGACAGAGGTTAAGGAAGTTGAAGAGTGGGACAGATGGAAGGAGCAGAAAATAACTAAGAAAGTAGCGGTTGAAGCATCTCCTGCTATTTTACTAGCGATAGCTGGTTGGAAAAAAGGAGTTGTTATGTTGTTGATTAGTTTTGGTCTATTCTTCATTAGTAACACTTTAATGTATGGTGAAGCTGGGTACCAGTATTTGATTATCAAACCAGGTGGTTCTAAAAGTGCTATAATGGACGAAGGTTATCATTACGTAGGACCTTTTGTTAAAGTGCAAGAATGGCAGAAATACATCGATGTTAAAGCATCTTACGGTGAAATCAGTGACGAAGTAGAAGGGGCTATGAAGCCGATTCCTATTCGTTTTGTTGACCAAGTAACTGCTGACATGTCGCTTACATCGAAGTTTGAACTACCAAAGGATCCTGAGAAGTTCATTAAAATGGCTGTGAAGTTTAGAACTATGGAAAACTTAGTTCACCAAACTTTATTACCAACTGTACGTGAGCAAGCTATCCAAACTGGTTATATGTTCTCCGCTCAAGATTACATCTCGGGTGATGCTCAGTCTTTTAGACAAGCGTTTGATGAACAACTTACAGACGGTACTTATAAAGTTCGTAAGAATGAATATAGAGATACTACTTATACTTCAGATATCACGGATACTAAAGTTAAAAGAAAGATTAAAGATATCTCTGTAAGATATGTAGTAGAGAAAATCACTAAAAACGGTGTACCTATCAGAATTCCACATGAGATTACTGAAAATGGTATTATAGTAACTAGTGTTATCGTTGATCAAGTTAAAATGGACCCTGGCTACCAGGCAAGACTTAACAAACAGAAAGACGAATCTGCTAAGCGTCAAATGCAACAGCAAAAGATCGAGACTGCTAAGATGGAGCAACAACGTATCAGAGCTGAAGGTGAGAGAGATAAGGAAGCAGAAAGATCTAAACAAGAGAAAGCTGCTGTATCTATCTTGATTGCTAAAGAGACTAAAGTTCAAGAAGAAAAGTCTAATAAAGAGTTAGCTTTGATAGCTTTAGAAACTGAGAAAATTAATGCTGAGAAGAAAAGAGTAAAAGCTGATGCTGAAGCTTATGAGATTAAGAAGAAAGTTATCGCGGGTATTACTCCTGAAGTTAAGCTTAAGATGCAGTTAGATGCTGAAGTAGCTAAAGCTGAAGCATTATCTAAACTTAAGTTACCTACTACTTACATTGGTGGTGGTTCTGGTAGCAAAAGCGGAGATCCTATGCAGCTTCTTATCTTAGACGCTATTAAGAACAAGAAATGATACTTGTAATTATTCTAGGATTACTAGGAGGTATCATTCTTGGTTTTGCTTTAGTCGACTATGCAGAAGGACCTTATCAAACAAGGATATCCCAAAAAAAAGCAGATGCTTTTGCAACTTTATTTGGAGGTCTTGAAAAAGAAGAAAGAAAAAAGTTAGATGACAAGTATAATAAACGTACGTCTGGTGACAGATCTATCCACTGTGAGTTATGATACTGGGTGTATTGTGCGTTATTTTCTTGTCTATAATATTCGCTATCTGTGAAGACGCTTAGTAATAAGTCCTAATTATTGAAGTAGCCCCTTTTCCGACATGGGTATTGATGACAAAGCTTTTATGAACGTTTAATAAACTAGTAATTCAAAGTATTTAGAATCTTTTTCGGGTTAAGGTATATATGAAGAAGTAAGAACCGAGGTATGTGAAAAATGTCAGAAACAGTTTGGAATATAGAAACACAAGTTGTAGTTTAGCAACATGATTAGAGTAGAGCTATATAGTTATTCAAAGAAATCGGAGAAACACCGACAAGAGGATACTGTATAAACTTTTTCTAATAACTTACAGAAACCCTCTTCGTTTTACGTTGAGGGTTTTTTTATTATCCAGACTTAAAGCTAGTTGGATCTAGCACCCGGACTGTAAATCCGGGCCTTTCGGGGGCGAGGTTCGAGTCCTCAAGGCTGGACATACGCTGCGTTGGTGTAGTTGGCCCCAGGCGACGCACAAATCAGTTATCGGTGAGCAAGTCTGATGTAAAATAAAATGTTGCTCATATAGAGGGAGTCCGTGGTTGGACGAGGAGCTGGTCTTGAAAACCAGTAGCAGGTAACACTGTTCAGAGTTCGAATCTCTGTCCCTCTGCAGTAGGGGTGACCCAGCCAGACAAGGAGGCGTCTTTAGGAAAGAGTGACCGGGAGTTTGTCTCTCACCGGTCAATAATTGAAGGTGTAACAATCTTTCCACCTGAAACTTTAGAGTGTCGCGATATATACTTACCTCTACTCGGAGGAAGATGAGGGTATGCTGCTTAGGTGCGACACGCGTGTGTGCGAACCACGTCATAATAGCCTTAAGCATATCAAAGAGCGTTTGCCGGTACGAGAACCGGTATCTTAGAGAGATGGCAGAGCGGTCGATTGCGCTCCCCTGCTAAGGGAGTGGTCCTTCTGGGGCCCCCGAGTTCGAATCTCGGTCTCTCTACATGAAAGTTACAAGAGATAAAAATGGATTAAACAAAGTTCAGTGTGGAGACTTTGTTGCTTACGGAGGCGATGCTTTTGTAGAAGAATTAAATTCCGCTTTTCATAAACACGTAAAAGAACAATATGCACTTACAAGAAATGGAGGAGTCAGAATTACATCTAGACGTAAAAGGAAAAAAAATTAAAGTCGGAGCAAGAGTTGCTTACGGTGATTGGGGACATCGAATTTGGACAGGTACTGTAAGAAGATACAAAAACGGTAATATTCTTATTGATCCTGATGGTAACAGAGGTTTATGGAGACTGGTTCAAAACGGTAACTCTGAAAAAATGATCATGGTATTATGAAAATAACAGAAACAGATATAAACGGTAAAGACTTGTTTGTAGGAGATAAAGTCTTTGTAAGTAACACAGGTTATTTGCAGTATGGTGTAATAATACACCAGACAGATTGTGGTACCTTAATGATAAGAACACACACAACAGATGTGATAAATGGTTACAAAAGAAGAGTTTCTTGTAATAATATCAAGTATATGGTTGCAAAAGTAAAAAGCTTTGACTAAGTTTACCATATGAACAAGATAGCACAACATAATACGCCATTTCAACCGACCTTTATAGGACGGAACTTAGGTGTGTGTGATTGATTTCTGCTGTTTTGACTAACTAAACCCTAAGTTCCACCAAGAGCTTAGGGTTTTTTTTATATCTAGGTGTAGAGGAGTCCGGTTTATCTCGCGTCCCTTGGAAGGACGAGCACGCAAGTTCGAATCTTGCCACCTAGACAACGACTTAGCTGGTTGTGAGGACCCACGAGGAGTGTGGGTAAAAGCTGATCAGTTCTGGAGTAAAGATCTAAAATCTCTGGAGCCATGGAGAGGTAACTCAGGGGTAGAGTATCAGACTGAAAATCTGGGAGTCGGGGGTTCAAATCCCTCTCTCTCCACTGTGTCTTAAGTAGTCTGGGCGACTACGCCGGGTTGTGCTTCCGGATAGCAGGGTTCGAATCCCGAAGACACCCACAAGGTTCCAAAGCATTGTTGGTGATGCAGCTGACTTGTAATCAGCAGAGCACAGTTCGAATCTGTGTGGAACCTCGGAAGTGCCGGCTAAGTGGATTATACTGTGGTCTTTATTATAGCGCTGTGATAAAGGTAAGCTGCTATGGAATGAAGCGACGGTATATAGTGAAGGAGTGTGGTAGCGAACGGGTTTGCCTTAGTAAGTGAAAACCGTGCTCACTTCCACGCATTGAGAATGTTTGTAAGAGTTTAACGGTATAAAGAACACTCTGTATTATTGTCTGGTCGTCTAATGGCAGGACGCCGGCCTTTGAAGCCGAGAATGGAGGTTCGATCCCTCCCCGGACAACTTAAATTTGTATTATGAAAAAAGGAACAGTCTTTTAGGTATAAACCTAGAGAATATGAGCAGATCAAGAAAGAAAGTGTCAGTGTACACTGATTCAAGCCGTGGCGGGTATGCTAAAAGACAAGCAGCCAAAGCTGTTAGACGTTATAAAGGAGAACTAAGCAACGGAAAAGAATACAGAAAGCTTTACAATCCATGGAATATATGTGATTGGAAGTTTCTACAAAATCCGTATGACATAGCTCGAAACGAACGTGATGTAAAACATTATCAAAAAGGCCTACGCAAGTAGGGACAAGCTCAGGAAGGTCCTGGGCTTTTTTTTATGCTTAAAAACTAGTCATGACAGGAGAAGCAATCATCGCGGAACTAAAAGACCTTCAGCCTATTGAAGGAGCCGACCGCATCGTAAGTAGTACGATATTCGGAGAAACAGTTATTGTGAGTAAAGAGCACAAAGCTGGTGAACTAGGTATTTTATTTGACTGTGAAACTGAGTTAAGTCACGAGTTTTGTTCAAAAAACAACTTGTACAGACATTCTAACTTAAACGTAGACGAATCAAAAACAGGTTATCTTGAAGATAGCAGACGTGTTAGACCAATTCGATTAAAAGGTGTAAAATGTTCTGGGTTATGGATGCCAATTAGTTCACTAGAATATACTCACAAAGACAAGCAATTACCAGATAAAAGTAACCTTGGGCAACAGTTCATGAATTGGGGAAGCTACGAAATCTGCAAGAAGTATCAAGTTGTAAGTAATTCCCCGTGTCAAGGGAACAAACAGGGAAAAGCTAAGGAAAACCTAGTACCTACGTTCAAAGAGCATGTCGATACTGATCAATTTATGAGAAACTTACAGCATGTAAAGCCAGGCTCGATTCTTATCGTAACGGAAAAGCTCCATGGAACAAGTTGTAGAGTGGGCAACTTGCCAGTTATTTATAAAACTGATAATCTGTTAAAGAAGTTTTCTAGCTGGTTACTAAGTAAAGTTCTCTTTAAAACCAACGACGAGAATCAACACATGGTTTATAAGCATGTAGTAGGTTCGCGTAGAGTAACAAAGACTATTGGTGATGTAGCTAAAGAAGGTGAATCGTATTATGAGCACGACATTTGGACTACGACTGGAGAATTGTTTAGAGATAAGCTTGAAAAAGGTGAGACTGTGTATTATGAGATCGTTGGGTATTTACCTGATGGGAAACTAATCATGCCTTCTCAAGGTAACAAGAAGCTTAAGTCTTTTATGGATAAAGATGTTTATAAAGACTTTGTTGAAGCTTACGGTAATACTACATCATTTACTTATGGGTGCCAACCTAAAGAATGTAAAGTCTTTGTTTATCGTATGACTATGACTAACATGGACGGAGTGTCGATGGACTTATCTTGGGACCAAGTTAAGATGAGATGTGAGCAAATGGGAGTACAACATGTGCCTGAGCTTAAGAGAATCAAAGCTAAAGCTATGTCAGAAGCAGAAGAAACTCTACACTTTCATGTTCAGCAAGAAGCTATTTCTAACCGTGTAGTTTCTATGGGTGAAGATCCATCTACTGTATTTCCTATGCACTTAAGAGAAGGTGTATGTATTCGTATCGATGGTGAATCATTAACGCCTAAATTCTTGAAGCAGAAAGGTTACTTGTTTAAAGTACTAGAAGGTATCATTAAAGATTCTGGAACAGTAGACACAGAAGAGGCAGAGTCATGAGTATGAATAAAAAGAATATTAATGCAGAGATTATTGCAGATAGTGTTAACAAGCATGGTAATAGGATTACAACCTATGTCCTTTCTTATCCAAGAATTATCCATGCCGAGTTACTTACACACCGTTTATTCTCACGTAATGCTGCTAGTAGTCGTGCTATACCTGCGAGCAAAATGATTAAGGATATAGAAGAAGATCCTTTCATTCCTGTAGCGTTCCAAAAAACCCATAGTGGTATGCAAGGCACTGAGTATTTTGAGAAAGAATCGGAAATAATGGCTCATGTGTGTGATTGGGAACGTAGTCTTAGAGGTGTTTTAGATATGGCTAGAACAATGAACTCTAACGGAGTAACCAAACAACTAGTAAACCGTATCTTAGAACCTTTCCAATGGTACACTTGTATTGTAACTGCTACAGAGTATGATAACTTCTTTGAGTTGAGATGTCCTCAGTATGGCAGTCCAGATAACGAGAACTCTAAGTTTAAGTCGAGGAAAGACTATTGGAAACACTATCACGGAGGAAACGAAGAAACACTAAGTAAAACTAGTGACTTAGACTGGCTCAAAATCAACAAAGGACAAGGAGAAATCCATATCTCTCTACTAGCTGAAGCTATGTGGGATGCTATGAATGAGTCTAAACCTAAAGAGTTGAAAGCTGGTGAGTGGCATATACCATTTGAAGACAATATTGATTCTGCTAGAATTTGTGAGTTATATAAAGGAGCAGAAACATCTGTACCCTTTAGTTTTATTCAAGATTGCAGAGTTAAGATAGCTACTGCTAGATGTGCTAGAGTATCTTATCTAAACTTTGAAGGTAAAGATGATTATGAAGCTGATATTAAGCTTTATGATAGATTGAAAGCTATGGGTCACATGAGTCCTTTCGAGCACTGCGCTAGAGCTATGAGTGGGTCAGAAATGATGTTCAATGCTAGAACAACTCAAGCGGTTGGCTCTACGGATAGAGTGATTGAAGAAGGCTGGTCAGGTAACTTTAGAGGGTTTGTTCAACTTAGAAAGGAGATAGAATGATAAAGACGGTAAATAGAAAGTCTTTTGAAATCAGAGAGTCAGGCCGAAGTACGGATTTTATAAGTCCGTCTTTCGGCTTCGGCTGTCTACTCGATTGTTCGTACTGTTATATGAAACGACATACTGGTAACAATGATTTAAGTGTAGCAAAGAACACAAACGCAATACTAACAGCTATCAATACTCATGCCGCATGGTTGCCGCCTAAAGAGCCTAACCAAACGGATCCAAAGTATTATACCTACGACATTGCATGCAACGAAGACTTTGCTTTACACTCTAAATATCACCAGTGGAATCATATATTCAACTACTTTAAGAACCACAGTAACATAAAAGCTAGCTTTGCCACTAAGATCATACCTATAGACTTCTTGGACTATAATCCAGAAAAGAAGATACGTATTAGGTTTAGTCTTATGCCGCAAAAGTTAAGCTCTGTACTTGAACCTCATACACCACCTATAATCGACAGGATAAAAGCCATAGACGCATTCATAGATGCTGGGTACGAAGTTCATATAAACTTTTCACCTATTATAGTCTATGATGGTTGGCTAGAAGATTATCGTTTCTTGTTTGAAATGGTGTCTGATTATGTCGATAACAAGGATGAGGTATTATCTGAGTGTATATTCCTTACCCATAATAAGGATAAGCACTCAGCTAATGCAAACAGACCGGGAGAAGAGTTATTGTGGAAACCTGAGATACAAGAAAGCAAAGTGTCTCAATACGGAGGAGTTAACATACGATACAAGCGAGAAAAGAAAGCACAGTATATAAATCAATTTAGGAAGGTACACAAAGAAGTGATACCTTGGAACACTATAAGATACATATTCTGATGGAAAACAAATATTACACACCGACAATTGAAGAGTTTCATGTTGGGTTTGAGTTTGAGGCTAAATTTGGAATTGAACTCTCAGGAAACAGGGCTGTGTACGTTCCTGGAAAAGATATGCCTTTTGATAAGTTAACAGCAGAACTTTCTTATTTTAAAGAGATTGAAAACCTTCTTAATTCTGACTGTGTTAGAGTCAAATACCTAGACAGGGAAGACATAGAGAGTTTGGGTTTCAAGGTAGCTCAAGACTCTGAACACTGGTTAACACTTAAAGGAAATAGTAAGATAAACGGGAGTGATGTCTACATTGAAGTAGAACAAAGAAACCCGGAGAGACTTACAATAACCAATTGGGAAGAGTATGAGGATAATCATAACTGGTTCTCAGGTACAGTCAAAAATAAGTCAGAGTTAAAAAAGGTTCTAAAGATGATAGGTTATGAGTGTAAATAACTTTAGAAGTATATACCCTATTCTAGACTTTAGAAAGGATGATAGTGACACGTTTTATCATTTACAGATTATAAAGCGTAAGAAAGAGAACCCTGAGATAGGGAGTAACAGTAGAGTGATCAAAACTTATTACTTAGATCGCAAAGATGCGTTGTTAGAGTATGAAGAAGAGATTAAACTACTATGTAAACAGCACAATGCAAGAGCATGTATTAACTTGAACAGAAGGTCATATGAAAAAACAGCCTTTCAAACTTTACGTAAAGTAGCTGATCAAATTATGAACAAAGACTTTCGGTCTGTTAAGAATGCTTTTAACTCTGTGTGTGGGGCTCATATGGATGAGTCTTTTAAGAAGTGGGTTATTGACATCGATTCTTTTGATGAAGGAGAGTTATCGTATGCAACAAGCGTTGTTAATATATGCGACCCTTTAGAAGAAAGTAAGTTGTTAATGACTTTACCTACGAAAAACGGTTATCATTTGATAGTATCACCGTTTAACGTAATGCAATTTAAAGAATATTATAAACAACAAGAAAAATGGAAGATTCCAGATATTCACAAAAACAACCCGACAATCTTATACATAGGATTTTAATCGGGTCAACAATCACATCTTGCGTAATTATGCTTATTAGCTTATTAGGGGCTATTGTATCAAAAGAAGGTACATCAGCTCAGTGCTTTGTAGCATTTGTACTGTTCTTGATAGCAACAGTAGTAGGGGTAATAGGTACTATAGCATATTTAGAAGATCAGAAACAATGAGTAGAATTATAGCAATGGTCGGGCCAAGTGGATCCGGCAAAACAACGACAGCTCGCTATTTAGCAGAAGCTATTCGTAAAAAAGGAGAAAACTGTGTTATTATCGGCAGAGATAAACTTCGAGAAATGATGGGAGGTTTATCTGAAAAAGATATACACCAGTGGTACGAAGCGGAAGATATAAAAAGTAAAGAGTGGGACGTAAGTCAGTTTCAACACACTTTAATTAGATACGCTTTGTCTTGTAACCAAGTAGTAATAGTTGACAATACTCACCTTAAAGAAAAGTATATCAGACAGTTAAGTCATTATGGTGTTCCGGTTGAGTGTCATGTAATGAAAACTGAAAAGATCGACTGTATAATGAATGATGAAGACCGTGCTCGTAAAGTCGGTAAAGAAGTCATCGATAGACAGTACGAGCAATACAGGAATCTCATTGCTACTTATGACTTCAAGCAAGATAAGATTACTAAGCCAATAACGAGAGATGCTTCTAAACAAGGAGCAGTTATCTTTGATATTGATGGTACTCTTGCTCACATGGTAGACAGAAAACCATATGATTGGAAAAAGGTAGGTCAAGATATAGTTGATGAAAACGTTAGAGAAGCTCTTTGGGCTCACCAAAATAACGGGAAGTTTATTATTATCTGTACTGGTCGTGATGGTTCTTGTATCCAAGAGACTATGGCTTGGTTGGCGGAGAATGATATTGTATATGATGATATCTATATCAGACCTGAAGGATCGTATGAACCTGATTGGAAAGTCAAAGAAGATATGTGGAGAGATATCGCTAAGTCGTATTTCATAGAAGCTCTTTACGATGATCGTAACCAGGTTGTAGACCATGCAAGACGTCTAGGTTTGAAAGTATATCAAGTACAAGAAGGTAATTTCTAATGGAGTGGTGGATAAAATGGATGGACTACACCTATGAGATAGGAAAAGTTCACCCTGGTGCAATAGCAGGATTCATTTTAGGAAACATAGCTTTTGCGTCAGTTTTCTTTATCGGAATGTTTCAGATAATAGATGTTTCTAGTAAGCGGATAAACTATATTAACGATGCTATTCAAAAACGAAAAAAGTCTGAGGCTGAGTTAGGCCGAAAAGAAGCGTTAAAAGAAGTAGGGCGTTATAAGTGGAAGCTTGAATACGTAGAAGAAGAGCTAAATAAAACTCAAAAAGAGTTAAATGAAGCTTTGTTTAGATTAAGAAAAGTATAAACCAAACAAAAATGAGTAACGAAATAAAGTTAAGACCTAAGACAACAGTCTTAGAAACATTACCAAAAGCGGTAAAACAGAATGACAAAGATCACGTAAGAAAAATCTACCCAGCACACGGGAATCTTATTAAAAATGAGTATCGTAGTGATGACAATCCAGCAACATGGATTGGGTGGATAAGAACAGAAAAAGGTGAGGTTATTAGACTTGAAGGGGAAACTCGAGTGAACCGTAAAGGGAGTAAGTCAATGGCGTTAAAAGCCGTAACAATACCTAATCACATAGCAGTACAATTAGATCTAGATGATCCTAAAGTACCAAACTATGTAAGCCAAGAAACACAGGATTTCTTAGACCAGTAACTATGAAAAGAGTACACTGGGCTTTTATATTCGGAGTATGTGTAGGATTTAACATATACATGTTTCTCATGCATTTGATAAACTAAAACTAAAAGGGGGAGCTAGCATTAATTTGTTAGTTCCCCCTTTTTTTTTACACTTACGTGTTACTTTATCTTAATGTAATAGTTTACACCTACTCTAGGAACGTTTACACTTGGATAAGTTGTAGTTTGCGATCCGTAATTAGATATGCTTCCAGTTATATTGTGTTTATGGAAACCTCTTCTTCCTCCTTTAGACTGACCGTTTATAGCAACTAACTTATCAGGATTACCACTAGGAGATGATTCATCAGGGGTATTGAATTCATCAGTCCACCAAGACCTAGTAGGAACTCTATCAGAATCAAAAGCTCTATCAGCGCCTGCAGCAAAAGCATCAGTAAAGTTCTTGTCGTTTTCTCCAAGAATTGTACCGTATTGATGCCTGTGTCCGCCTTCTATTGAAGTGGAAAGATTACTTCCATGATTATGCTTAGGTATGTCAGTTTGCCTAAAAGTAGCTTTCCAGTCGTTGCCTGAAGTAACCCTTTCACCAAGTCCTAACCCGCTATCAAAAACCGGAGCTCCTATGTTTTTGAAACCAAACAAAAGACCGTCTTCTACTATTATATCTGTTAAGTTTTGGAAAAGAGCCCATGCTGAAGTAGGGCCGTCATTAACATTATCATTATTGTATTTAGAGAGTCTTGCTCCACCATCCATCTTATACCAATAATCAGTATTCATTCCAGTACCTAATACACTTTGTATAATAGTCCCCTTAGGAGCAATGCCGTTTATAACAGCACTAACGTCTCCATCTAAGTCAACAAGTGTCTCAATGTCTTGTCTATTTGTTTCAGTTTGTTCTATAACTGCAACTAACCTTAGTGATATATCGTTTATTGTTTCTACAAGACTAGAAAGAAAGTTTCTAAAAGATTCTTTGAATCTAATCAAATAATCGTTTCTCGTTGTTCCTTCATCTTCAACTTCTATAGCTGTATCGTCAAAGACAATAGGGTTGTCTATTTGATTATCATTACTAATAGTGTCTAACGATAGATTTAAGTCGCTCTCTTCAACGCCTTTCGCTGTAGTTATTTGAGAAGGTTGTGCAGCAAGAGCTCTATCTTGAGGTTGAGTAGCGTTAGATTTAGCTTCTTCATCCGTAGCCAAAGCCACATGACCAACTACTTCAGGTAGTGGTTTAGTAGCATCGTTTACTTTTGCTTTATCATTAGCTTCTGTTTTAAAGACACTTGATTTAAGTAGATCTTCAAAAGTTGATTGTGTAGGTCTATCCCCATCTCTAAGACGAGTACCTCTTCTTGAGTTAGTAGCAGTTATTGTAAGAAACCACTCTTTTAATCTAAATGTTGCCATAGCTTAATATTTTACTTCCTTACCTCTTAACGTACTATATCTGTTTTTTTCGTGGTATACAGGTAAGGGTTCTACCGCAAAACTTTTTCCTCTTTTCATTTGTATGTGACGAGTGACTTCATCTATAGGCACCATACTGTTTTTAAGTAGGTTAATATAGGTATCGTATACATCACTGCTAATTACGTAATATTGACAGCATACTCCAAAGAAAGGTCTATAAATACCTTTTGTTAAGCTATAACCATAAACATCACGCCCAGTAACATTTAAGTGTACAAAGTCAAACTCATCAGGCAATCCTTTTTCTTCATATGCTTTATAGGCTTCAACATGAAACTTACAGTCGTCTTCCATAATAGTTATGTACGGTAGACTTTTATCTTTAGCCTCTTGAACTAGCTTAATAGTTGTTCTTCTAAGGGAATCCATAGCTTTGTTAAACCTAGGCTTATCCTCAAAGTTGTCATCTAATGGTTCTGGTTCGATAAAAGAAACAGACAAGTTTACTTTGCCTAGTTCTTTTACCAACTGATTATATCTTTCTTCATCTTGCTTTCTATGTATGCAGTATATTATCATATTAAAATTCCTTCTAAAACAAAACTAACGTTTATTCCTTCTGTACTACCTTGAAAAAATGTACCGTAGTCGAAGTTGGATTGTGCAGGTGAAATCCAACCTAGATCAAAACCTTCATTTACTAAATACTTAGGCGAAGCTGTTATATAGTTATCATTATCAGATGACTCTATTCTGTCTGACGTAGAGGCAGCATTAACACCTAAAGCTTGGTTAAAACCGTCTACGCTATAAGATCTTTGATAGCCTATACTTACACCAGGAATCTGTAGTGTGGTTGTATTTAAAGTAGATAAAGAACCTACATTAAAAGTAGATAATTCACTCAACTCTAAGTAACCATTAGCGCCTAAGAAAGAAACAACTGGAGCTGTTATGTTATGTACCATAGATACTTTTGTTAACCTGAACCAAGTTTTACCGTTAAAATTAGCAGGTATAACGTCACTTATAGTGTTTCTAATTAAGGATGGTGTACCGGGGGCTAAAGTAATGTTTCCTATTAACCTTACCTGAGAACCATACACTTCTCTAGTCACTGTAAGAGTAGATATATCTACAGTATTAGTAAAAGTAGTTTCACTAAAATTAAGATTTAAGACTGGGTTTTCTGGGTCAGTATTATCTACTCCAGACCCAGTAACAGTTTTAACTCCTACTGAAACATTACCAGGGCCTTCAAGAGGACTTCCGTCTACAGTTTTAAGAGGCCTTTTGTTCTTGATTGTGGTGTTAGTCTCATCACCAGTGTTAGTGTTAGACTGATTAGCTAGATTTGCTTTTTCAGCGTCAGTGTAAGCATTAGTGTCAGGATTAGACTCGTACTTAGCTTTGATTGTGGAAGGAGTTTCTTCAGCAGAAACACCACCTTGTTCAACCCAAGAAGTATCATCATCATCCCAAATGTATTTTACATTGCTTTGTCCAACACCTTGGTCTACATAAGCGTATGAACCGATTGAAGCAGTAGGAAAAGCTGTTTGTAAAGCAGACAAAGAAGAAAACTGACCAACAAACTTAGAGCTTTCTAAACCAGCTAGTTTAGACTTTTCTGCATCAGTATATCCGTTAGTATTAACATTACTTTCATACTTTGATTTAATAGCTGCTGCAGACTCATAACTTAAAACTGGATTATCTGGATCCGTATTGTCTACACCATCTCCAGTAACTGATTGTACACCTTGTGCAGGTATTGGAATATCTCCAGGTCCTTCTATAGTTACACCACCGACTGTTTTTAAAGGTCTAATAGCTTGTATTTGTGCTACAGTAGGTAAACCAACAATAGGGTTAGCAGGATCTGCGTTGTCTATTGTAGGACCATTTACAGAGTTTATACCGCCTGATGTTTGACTTCTCCAAAGAGAAGCTATCATATCAAGAACTGCTTGTTGGTGAGCTTCACCTTTAATACCTTTCCTTCGGTTAGGAAATATTTTTTCTTTTACTTTTTCTTCCAACTCTGCTTGAGTTGAATATACTATTCCTGTTGCCATGGTTAGTTACATTTAAAAGGTTCTTCTTTATCACAATTTGCGTCATCATCAGCAGTTGTGTGTGCGTTATCGTAGTTACAATCTTCGTATTCTGCGACAACTTTTAATTCATTTTCTTCACAAGGCCCGATAATGAATGCAGTACAATCATTATCTCCTTTGATAATCATCTTAGATATACCTACGCAGCATTCGTCACAATCTTCTTTAGGGTCGATTGAGAATACTTCCATGATACTTTTCCACGCATTTACGTAATCAGTACCGTAAGTTTTACTAAGGCATGGTAAGTTCTTTTCTACACAGTCTTTTTTATAAGCTGTTATATCTACACACTGATCTAGTAAGCTAGTACGTTCTAGATAGTTGCGAATAATCATCGCGTAGTTTATTAGATAAAAGTAGATGTTAGCGGCTTGGTATCTATTACCAGCTTGCTCTCTTCTACCTTTCTTATCTAACGCCCAACCTTCTTCTCTTAAACGGTGTACTTCTTCACTAACAATATCCCAAGCGTTGATGAATAATTCTTCATCAAGATTAGGTGTTGCCTTGTAGCGTGAAGGAAATTTCATTCCTTCTAAGTTTGTTAGATTTTTACAACTCATTATTTTCCATTACAAGTACTACAATGTCCTGGTTTAGCTATGCTAGAGTAATTACTTTTACCTGCCCAGTCTAAAGTTTCTGAACCAGCTGGTCTAGCGTCTTTACCAAACGAAGCTTTAGATCCTTTTGAGCAGTTACGTCTCATACAGAATTCTAATATGCGGTCCATAACTTGTGCTATGTTACCAAGTCTTTCTAACTGACTATCTTCTAAACCACTGTAAAAGTTATTTAATCCATACTCTTTGTTGAGCTCCATAAAGTAAGTATAGAAAAGCAGACTGAACTGGTTTAATTCTACACTGTCAGGACATGCTTCACATCGTCTAGTATCTTCACATAAGATGTCTAAGATGTAATCAGCAAAACATTCTTCGATTACACAGTAGTTGTTTAGTACATAAGTTTCTTTAACCGGTACGTCATCTACGACTCTTGTGACTTCTACAAAGTAAAGTGATGGTTTACCAAAAGTTATGATACCAGATTCTCCAGCCACTAATGATTGGTTGCTTACAATACTTTCTCCTTCGATAGATTCCACAGAGAATAATACATCTTTTGCAGAACTCTTGTTGTTTATAGTATATGAGTTACAATCGTTGTAATCAAACGTGATAAAGTTACAAGTTTCCACTAATAGAGAACCTGGGTATACTATTTCACAACCCATGTCAACAAGGTTTACATTAACTGTATAACCTCCTAGTTTGTCTAAGCTGAATTCAATCTCGTTTAATGTAACTGGTGTAACATCTTCAAAGACTTCTATACCTTGTGGATCAATTACAGACCACTCGAGGTTATAATCATCTACTGTAGAACCAGGTCTAGTAATAGATACTTCTGCAGTAATTTTAACTAGTTCATCTTTTGTATAACAACAAGTATCATCTAGTTGATCTACAGGATTAGACGCAGACAAACTAAACGAAGGTCTGTATTCTTCTTCAGTAATGTTTGTGATAGGATCTAAAGCTAAGTAATCCTCAATAGGATCTAGTTCAGATATCACAGTATTACCTGTAAATATAGTAGCATACTGTCTGTCCCAAGCTAGTTCTCTAGAAGGACAGTGAGCCATAGTACTAATGTAGTTAAGGCCACGCATCTTAAGTTGGTACTCTCCTGGAGCACATAAACTAAAAGTTCCTTTTAAGTTAGCTTGATTAAACTTGTTGTTGTTTAGATACCAAGAAACATCACCTGGAAAAGATGATGCGCTGTAGTAGTCTACTTTAAAAGAACAAGGATCTTGTAACGTAAAGAAATAAGGATACGGTCGATTATAGTCTGGATTGTTTATGTCCACTTGAATAGGAACAAGCATTACAGTAATTACTTTGTCTGCTTTGTAGACGTTATCGATAGTCATACTATATGAATAGTACCCATTCTCTTCTACTTTTATCTTAGCACACTCTCCGTCACCTATACTTTGAGACAAAGAAGTACTGTCTGTGGCATTACTGATATCATTAATAGTTATGCCGTTAGCTAATATACTCAAAGGAGCAAGAGAGCTGTTTACTATGTTTACTGTTAAAATCATATCAATATTCCACCTAGTATTGCTAAAAAGGCTCCGATACCACCGAAAACCCACTTCTTCTTTTTTTCTTTTCTTAACCTGTCTTCTAAGACAGCATTATTTATACTTAGAGTAGTGGCTGTACTTGCCCATTGTTCCCTACTCTTTATTAAAATAGTATTCTGAGCACTAACATTATCTACTTGGCTTTGAAGATTAGCTTTAGTAGAGTCAGCTATTACTCTTTCTTGTTCAATGTTCTTTGCTAATACGGGAATAGAATCCTCGATAGCTTTTAAGTTTTTTTCGCACTGGTAATAGTACCCAAACTTCTTCTTTGTCATGCCAACATTACCTGTAGAATCTAACCAGACACTTTGGCCTGAGCATATTACAGATGACAACATTAAGAAGATTATAGAACAGTATCTTTTTGATGTTCTTTTATCCATGTTATTGCTTCGTTTATTACTTCAGGGGTAACTACCACTTCAGTAAGGTTTCTAACTCTTTCTATAGTCTGGTCAGTACTGTCTCTACTGACTGCTTGTTGCTGAACTAAACTATCCATTTCAGCTTGCATAATTACAAGCGCCACTCTGTGTATATCAAGTATACTATCTGCTTTAGCATGAGCTTTTTTAGCAAGCTCCATCTCAGTATTTGCTGACTCTAAATCAACAGTACCATGATTGTAACCTAAGAAAAAAACACCTCCTAGTATACAAAGAACACTAAGATATGCTATCCCCCTTGTCGCTTTTGTCCACTTTACTTTTATCATCTTTCTTAGAAAATATACTATCACTAGTAAGGCAAAGATAAGCACCCATTGCAAATAATCCTACAGGTACACTCGCCCATTCTAGATCAGTCTCGTTGTTATAAATAAGATAGCCCCCAAATATCATCATTAAAGCACCAACTATACTAGTCTTTGGTCCCTTCTTTACGTTTTTTAATAAGTCTGCTATCTCCTTCATTTTGTAACTGTTTTAGTTGTTCCTGTTTTATTTGGGTATCTAACTCAGCATTCTTTTTAGAAATTCTTAAGTGTCTCCATCGCTCATAAACTACTAAAAGTCCTATAACCGATACTATAGATGCCATTGGGTGGGTTGAAAATTGGTCTATCATCATCGTAAGCAGTGCTGTCGCACCTACTCCTATACTTTTTAAAAGGTCGTTATCCATCTTAGTACTGTTTTTCACTACTTTCGATTTTAAGTATTGCGTTGACATGAGCCTTTGCTATGTTGAGCACACCTTCTATAGACATCATGAGCTTAGCGTCTTCTGGACTATCAAAGAAAAAGTTTTCGGTTAGGATTGCAGGACAGTCTGTGTGTTTAAGCACATAAAAGTTTGCTTCTTTGTCTTTGTCTTTGTCTGTTAAATCCCAACGCATTACACGTTTAGGAAACATTTTGCTCATCTGAATAGCGAATACATCTGCCATAGCATCTGACCTAGTCAACCCCTTACTAGTGAACACTTCAAAACCTTTTGCGTTCCCGTTAAAGGCATTTCCGTGTACAGAAACAAAGATAGCATTTTTATGGTTTTTGTACAAGTCATTTGTTTCCTTGACTCTTTCTTTAAGTGAGATATCCTCACTCCCTGGGCATAAAACGTGTGAGTCAATTCCTTTCTCATCAAGCATCATAACAATAGCTTCGACCACTAAGCGGTTAAACTCTCCTTCAAAAATAGGACCCGCAGGATGAACATGCATCTTGTGCCAAGTTTGTGGGTTGTTTCTTTCCCAGTTAGGGCATGTTGTATAGTCTCCGTTTTCGTCCACTCCTCCGTGGCCCGCATCTAATATCCAAAAGTACTTCATCTTTTATAAACTTTTTTACCAAATAATCTTACAGCTTGATAACGTAACCAGTTGTCTATTAAAGACCAGTTGGAATAAAAGTTCGTAGCATCACTCCAAAGAAGCATTTCTTTATCAGCAAATCTTTGTGCTTCTTTTCTACCTAATTCTCTTCTTCTATAGTCTACGGTATACATCCAATCATGTATTAGTGCCGCAAATAAGAAAGGGCCATATCTTCTAAATACAACTTCTAAAAAACGAGGTACTGAACTTCCATCGAACTGAAAACCTTCTGGTATAATAACGATTTTATCATCAGATAGTTTTACAGTTAAAGGCATAAGTGTAACAAAATACTTAGACTGTTTTTCAGCAGTGTTAGATATAACTCCAATCCACTTTTCAGTATTAGTTTTGTTAGATATATTATGCCTTGTTATTACATTCTCCATAGTACAAAGATACTTATGAAAAATACGTCTAACAAGCTATATTATTAGGCTAAAACACCTAATCTTTAGATGAAGTTAAGTATCAAATACTTATATTAAAAGTTTTGAGCAACATAATTATCGAAACCGTTTTGAACTTGATCTATAAGTGTCTGACTAAGAAACTCATCCGCCTCTAACTGACTACAAGCGAACTGTGCAGTCCTCCAATCTCCAGCTAATAACATTCCCTTAATAGGAGAAAGCCTAGCTTCGATATGAAAAGAAGCTTCAGCACTAGCTTGGCCAGTAGCAATACCTATAGCTAAGTCTGCTCGGAAGTCTTCATAAAACTTCACTCCATTCTCAGTGTGATAACGATACTCAGCAATAGTCTTTTGCTTCATATCAAGGTTGTCTATCTTATCAATCAAGTCATTACCATACATAGTATTGAATGACTTAGCTATCTTGCTGTTTAGAGGTTGCTTCTTGTTTACGCTTAGAATGTACAAGTCAGTAAGCAATGAGTTAGTTTCGTCTAAACTAAGCTCTACTCCAGATTCTGTTATAACAACTTTTTTCTCAAGAGCATACCTCATAAGTATAGATAACTGTTTGCCTTTACCTATGATGTCTAAAGTAAGCAATGGTATCTCTTCGTTACCGAGAACAAAGCCGTCTATAGCTATGTTCTCTGTCGATTTGTTTTTCAATCTGTATTTCATATTAAGTAACTACGTTTATGTAAGGGCCTGTTGCTGAACCAGAAGATCCAGAAAGATCAGGCGGCAACCCTAAAAGAGGTTGGCCTTGACCATTAAGAAGCCATGGTTTTTGAACACTAATACCACCCTGATTTAAAGTTAATAAAGCACCGACTTGTATAGATCCTGAGGTTCCTTTAATAGCTAGAAGATAAGTGTTACCTCCTTGAAGAACTACTGGAGCAATAAGATCTATTTCAGGAAGATCTCCGCTATTAAGATTTGCAAGAGTATAAGAAGTAGGAGCAGTAGTAGCAATAAGAGTATCGTTTTCATAGATACCTAATGTTATTTCATCATTCCCTCCAATCGATGTCGCATAAAAACCCATCTTGTTTACAGTGATACTTGTAGCACACAAAAACTTTGTAGCGTAAACTATACCAGGAGAACCAAAACCTTGGCTAATATTTGATATAGCAAAAGTACCTAAGATACCTGATATAGGACCAGGATTAGGACCAGGCCCACCTCCTAAGAACGCACTAGCTTCAACTTTCTTTTTCTTAAAGTCGTCAGCACTATCTTCTATTACTAAGAAGTCAGTAGCGATAGGAGTAACCTTAGCTGTAAGATTGTTTATTTCCTCAGCCACATTAACATGCAAAGCATTAGGATCGAATCCTGATATGATTGTGCTTCCAGGTATTTGAAAGTAAGAGTTATAGTTATTACCACAGAAGAAAGTTACTACTTTGTTATTTGCTCCAGCACCTACTCTTTCTGCTACAATTACATACCTAAACCTTTGACCATCAGCGATAGGTAAAGGAAACGGTACGTTGCCACTACAAGGAACCCCGGTAGGGTTGTTAGCTTGTAAATCTACTATACCTGAGTCAGCAATCAAGATAGTAGCAACACCTAAAGTACCTACTGCACCATCACCTATCCCTAATGGAACACCATCATTGTCGCATAAGTAAGCTTCTATAGTGAACCTTTGATTGTTCTGATTAGTGCTTACTTGAAGAATAGGGAAAGCTAAATAGTCTCCTTCTATAATTGTTCCTGCAGGACTAGGCTGACCAAGAAACTCTAAAGCAAAAGCTTCAGTTTCATTACTAGCTAAAGTAACAGTTTGATTGTTCTGAGCAACACTACCTTTATCACTTATAAGTGTCTCTCCAAAAGTGCCTTCTGAAGTAGTGGTAGTTTGACCAGTAAAGAATACATTCTGCAACAATCCAGCAGTAGTTTGAACTACTGATATAATCTTTTCATCAGG